GTGTGCGGTGATCATGTCCAGGGCGGTCGCCAGCAGCAGGACGTCATCAACGGTGGTGTTCAGACCGGCCGACATGCGTACCAGCCCTGGTATGGCGACTTCCAGCCCAGCTCGACGGCAATCCGCTATCCGCTGGACCCGCGTTGGTGGGAGCTTGAGCAATTCAGCCACCAGCGGGTGGGCGCAAAAACAGTCAGCCCTGGTGGCCACCGCCCACTCACAGGACAACACGGTGCCAACCTCCGCATACCCGATCCCGTCCACAGCGAACGGCACCACCGCGATGCGCGGGCTGCCTGCCGGCCACATCCGGGGCAGCGACACACCATCGATGCCACCGAGCCCTGCGAGTGCTTTCTCGAGGATTTCCGCCTCGGCGACCGCGATCCGGTCCATGCAGGCAGCCCGCAGCGTGTCACACGCGACGCCCAACGCGACCGCACCGACCACGTTGGGTGTCCCAGCTTCCTGACGGTCAGGCAGCGCAGCCCACTGCACATCCCCCACCCGCACGAAGTCCACGGCGCCACCACCGAGTAGGTACGGCTCGCCTCGCAGGAACCAGTCGCGGCGACCGATGACGAAACCGATGCCATACGGGGCGTACATCTTGTGCGCCGAGCCGGTGACGTAGTCGATGTCATCGCTGGCCATGTCGATCGGCCAGTGGGGGGCCAGCTGCGCCGCGTCCAGCAGGACCCGCGCGCCGTAGCGGTGGGCGAGGCTGGTCATGGCCGCGTAAGGCCACACCTCGCCCGTGACGTTGCTGGCGCCGGTCACGATGACCAGATCCACCTGCTGGGCCCGCAGCGCTGTCTCCAGGACGGCAAGCTCCTCCTCGTGGCTGCCGGTGATGGGTGTGACCACCAGGTTGCGGCGTCGTCCGGGTAGCAGGCTGGAGTGGTGTGCCGCTTTCGACACCACCACGGTCGCGTCAGGGTCTAGCGCGTTGACCATCATGTTGACCCCGTCGGTGGTGTTCCGTACGTAGATCAAACAGTCGTCGGGTCGCGCGCCGAGGAGCGCGGTGACGGGCTCCCGTGATCCCTCATAGGCAGCTGTGGTCACCTGGGATTTCAGTCCGGGACCGGAATGGGTGCTGGAGTACCACTCCATGAGCGAGTCCACAGCGGTTTTCACCACCCGCAGGCATGGTGCGCTGGCTGCGTAGTCGAGGTTGGTGTACCGGGCTTTCCCCCCGGTGACCAGGGGCACCCGCAGGTCGGCACCGATGAGGGATAGGTCGACGGTGAGTGATAGCGCGCTCATGGCGTGAGCATCCCACCAGGGGGGTCTGGTGTGACCAAACGCAAGGGGCACAAGCTCAGCGCGGCGACGAAAGCGAAGATCTCCGCCAAGCTCAAAGGCAAGAAGCACCCTGGGCACAAAGGCACCCACAAAGGTCACCCGATGTCAGCGGCGACCCGCGCGAAGATCTCCGCCGCGCTCAAGGGGCGCCACACCGCAGGCCATAAGGGCCACGCGATGTCCTCGGCGACCCGCGCGAAGATCTCGGCAGCGTTGAAGGGGAAACACCACGCCGGGCACCCAATGTCGGCAGCGACCAAGGCGAAGATCAGTGCCGCGCTGAAAGGCAAACCCCACAAGGGCCACCCGCTGTCCGCTGCGTCACGCGCGAAGATCTCCGCTAGCTTGCTGGCCCGCCACGGCCGCACAACCCCGCTGCATCCCGTCAACCACACACCGGGGGCGAAGCGGGCACGGACCACTCACCACGGGACCAAGACCGGGGCGCACAAGCAAGCGTCGCTGCACCGTCCGGCGCACCCGAAGTCCCGCACCGGTGGGCGTCGCGGGCTGATCTCCGCGCACACCCGGCGCCACCTCAAGGGGTTCCTGCACAAGGGGATTCGCCATCACCGTCACCGCCCGGTGTTGCGCCGCCGGGCGCGGGCCCACCGGGTGTGGAAGCGACGGAGGCGGTCACGGTGAGGTCCCCGATGGTCTCCGGGGTGTGATCCAACGGCTGGAGGTTCTCCGGCATCGGCTGGCCACGCCACTCATCACGATCGGTGATCAACCTGTCCACGTAACGGGGGTCCAGGCCGGTCGCCCGGACACCAACGAACTGGACCTCCCCACCGGGGTTGAGCCCAGACACGTAGGCCCACGTCATGGCCTCAGCGAAGGTGTCGGCTTCGGTGTTGAGCCCACCAAGCCACTGAGGCCCGTCAGGGTGGTCGATGTCGACGAAAGCCATGTGCCAGTAGGTCCGTGTCATCCGATGATCGTAGGCAGTAACGAGGAGGAACCGATGGCCAGCGAAGACAACGACGCCCACCCCAACCCTGGGGCGGTCGGTCACGAGCACCAGGTGGCTGTCCACTCCGGGCATGACCAGGAGACGGAGCTGGAGCTGGCCCGCCGTGCCACCGCTGAGGGCCTGGTCGGTGACGGTGGCGACAAGGACCCCGAGGGGTACCCCGTCCACGCCGGGCACGCGCACGTCGCGGGTATCGACGGCCCCCAGGGTGGGGAGCCGGGCGCTGACGACGACACCGGCCACAACCAGGACTGACCTATCGAGCGACGGCCCGACCCTCCCCTACTCCGGGGGTCGGGCCGTCGCCGTACCCAGGGGGGTGACCGGTGAGCACCGCTGACGCATGTGATCGGGAAGCGGCGTGGCTGTCGACGGCCGGTGATGGTCTGCCGACGCTGCCGGCCACCGCCGGTGGCCCCTTCGGGTTGGTCCAGGCTTACTGGCCCCGGACGCCCGGTAAGCGCAACGCCGGGCAGTTGTATGTGCTGCGCAGGACGATCGAGGAGAAGCGGTTCGCTAACCAGCGGCGCATGGCCACCCACCACCTGGTGCTCAAACTGGTCTGGCCGTTGACGTCGGGGTCCGGTAACGCTGAGGCCGATCAGCGGGCCTTCGATGCGGCGATCGATCTGGTCATTACCCGCATCGGTGGGTTCATCGGTGACAAGACCCATGGTGGCCGGTTCCTGTCGGTCGCTGAGGGCGACCACTCCGGTGTGACGGTCCATTTCGATGACCCGGCGTCCACGTTGCCGCCGGGAGCGGAGTTCCGCGCGGAGATCATGTACTCCGCTGATGATCAAGACTTCACTGGCTAGCTCGCTCCACCCCCCATTCCCACCCGGTGCCGCCGGGTGCTCCCGCGCGCTCCCGGAAGGCGAATCGCCGTGCTCCAACGAAACACCAGCGGATACCCCATCGAACTGCCCACGCTCGGCCTTGGTCGCCAGATCCACCCCGGTGAGGACTTCGACCACGAGGAGCGCCTGGCCGGGTTCACCCCGGTTGAGGAGCTGGACCAGGCCGACGACACCGACGCGCAGCCGGACACCGCCACCGAGCCCAGCAGCGACCAGGACGACACCGCAGCCAGCGACACCACACCGCAGCTCGATGCGCAGCCGTCACCGGTGCCAGTCGCAGTCGACTCCATCCCCGTCCGCGACACCACCCAGCAGCACGCCGAGGAGGCGTAACCGATGACCGCTCTTTCACGCCTCGCGCACCTGGGTATCGCTAAGGAAGCCGTGATCGGCACCTACCTGGCGCCCACCGTGTTCGTGCCGTTCACCAAGGCCGACTACGAGGACATGTACACGGAGATCAAAGACGAGTCGATCCGCGCGAACGACTCGGTGTTGCAGGGCATGTACCAGGGCCCCGTGGAGGCCGACTGGTCGATTGACCTCATGGCCTACCCCGACGTCACCGGCCACTTCCTACGCGGCTCCATCGGCCCCGACACCGTGGCTGCTGGGGTGTCCACCACCGTGGCCACCGGTGGGTCATCGATCGGTGCCACCACCCTGCCGTCCACGGCCTCCATCCCGGCGCTGTCGTACATCAGCGTCGGTACCGGCGCCTCCCAGGAGTACGCGTACGTCTCCGCAGTGACCGGGTCCGGCCCGTTCAACCTGACGGTCACCACCGTGGTCGGTCAGGCCATCGGTTTGGCCAAGGCCCACATCGCGACCGAACCTCTCGTGTCCCAAACCACCCACACTTTCAAGCAGTCACCGTCAGCGGCCAAGGCCACGTACTCCCTGACGGTGTACGACACCTCAAGCGGCACCCCGACGCTGGGGTATGTCGGTGCGGCGTTCTCCGACGTGGCAGTCAAGATCGACCCCAAGGGCTCGGTCAGCCTGAACACCAAACTCAAGGCACTGCCAGGGGTCGCACAGTCCACCCCCACACCGACCTACACCGCGCTGCCGCCGGTACTGGGCTGGCAGTGGGTGATGACCAACTCCGGTGGCGCCTCCACCCGTGGCCTGTCCCTCGATCTGAGCATCAAGCGCGCCGTGGAGGCCATCCACTCCAGCAACGGGTTGCAGGCACCACGGGAGATCTTCCAGGGCGCCCTGGATGTCGACGGCACGTATAAGGCGATCTTCGAGAACCTGACGGACCTGAACCTTTACACCAACTACACCCAGACCCCGACTACCGCGACGCTACTGCAACCAGCGGTGTTCGGTGGAGCGTCACTGGCGTTGAACCTTTCCCAATCAGGGTGGTTCAAAGGAAAACGTGACATCGGCTCCGCATACGTCCAGGCGGCATTCAGCTTGGCCGGTATTTACAACGCCACTGACGCCGGGTCGGTCAGCGCAGTGTTGAAGAACTTCCAAACGTCCAGCTACTGAGCTGGGTCGTCCCTTTCGAGCGCAAGGGGTGATCCCTGATGGGTTACGCCAACACCGTCGTGCATATGGACTTCTCTGACCTCAGCGAAGACCCAGTGGGCGATCCGATCTGGATTTCGGTCCGCAACTTCAAAATGATGAGCCCCGGTGAACTGGCACCACGGGACATCCCACTGGACGCTGACGGCAAACCGATAGACCCAGAGCAGGCACAGCAGGCCATGTATGAGGTCCTGGCTAAGACAATCATCGGGTGGCGTGTGTATGACGCCAACTCCCTGGAAGTCGACCCCGAGACCGGCACCCCGCTACCAATGCGGCGACTGGAATCACCCCCGACACCAGCACGGGTGGCGTGCCTACCCGTGGAGATCATCAACCGGCTGTCGGATGAAATGGCCAAAGCAGTAAACCCTCCCTCGGACTCGGCGAGCCCTACTACGAAGACGTCATCCTCGTTGCCGAGTCCATCTACGACGGAACTTGGGGAGGCGCAGGGGCAGTCCCTGGCGAGCTAGTCGACTTCGAGTTGATGCGCCAGATGAGGTGGTCGTGGCCGGAACTCCGGGCGTGCCCGATTTACGTGCGCCGGTACGTGTGGGACTTCCTGGAGATCCGGGCACAAGCCGAACGCGACGCCGCCGAAGACCAACGCCGGAGAAACAGCCATGGCTGAGCTGCTACCTGGTGTCCTGCCGGCCATGTTGACGCGGATCGCAGCGGTCAGCGAAGTGAAGTCCCGATCGGCGCTGACTGCGGTCGCGTTGGCCGTGGAGAAACAAGCGAAGATCAACGCCAGTAGCGGTCAGCACCGGCGCGGCACCAAGACACCAGCGTCACGGGGGTCCGGTCCAGCCCGGATCTCCGGGACCTTGGTCAGGTCAATCACCCACACCCCCGCCGTGATGGGCCTGGGCGGGTGGGAGACCCGCGTCGGTGTCGCCGATGGGTTGTTCTCGCCGTACAACCGGCGCACCCAGTCCAGCACCTACGGGAAGTATCTGGAAACCGGATTACGCGGCGGGGGCAAATACCCATTCCTCGGCCCGGCTTTCCACATGGTGTCCAGCATCTCGATTTACACGATTTTCAAAGCTGTGTTCTCGCTGGGCTAATGGATGGGGGCTTGCCGGGTCATGCAACTCGATGAGCTTTACATCCTGATGCGGTTGGACAACCAGCAGGTTAACGCCGGGTTCGTGGAATCCGGTGCCGCTGGTGACCGCATGGCAGTCCAGGTCGCGACCGCGATGAAGGAAATCGAAGCGTCAGTCGCGAAGGTCGCCGAGTCCACCCGCATGGTGACCACCGCCGGTGACGAGATGGCAGTGGCGTGGGAACGCGACATCGCCGCGATGCGAGCCGAGACAGCCACCCTGGCTGAGGGCATGGCAGCAGCGGAAGCCAAGGCCACCGCCAGCACCGCTGAGATGTCCGCTGCCATGGACGCCCAGGCAGCCAAGAGCACCGGTCTGGCTGGGGCACTGGGCGTCAGCAATAAGGCCCTGATGGGCGCTGGTGTCGTCGCGGCCGGTGCCGGCATCGAGTTCGCCAAGATGGCCGGTGACTTCAACATGGCCACCACGCGGCTAGTCACGTCCGCTGGTGAGACCCAATCGAACCTGCAAATGGTTCGTGACGGCATCTTGTCCATGGCGGGGTCGGTTGGTTACAGCTCCGAGGAGCTGGCCGCTGCGATGTACAAAGTGGAGTCCGGTGGCCAGCACGGCGCGGCCGGGCTCAAGGTCCTCCAGGCAGCCGCCCAGGGCGCCAAGGCCGAAAACGCGGACCTGACCACCGTGTCGGATGCCCTGACCAGCGCCATGGTCGACTACAAAGTGCCGGCGGATCAGGCGGCCACGGTCACCAGCAAGCTGGTCGCCGCGACCAGCCAAGGCAAGATGACGTTCGAGGAACTAGCCAGTTCCATGGCCGCCATCCTGCCGGTTGCCTCAGCGAATCACGTGTCGCTTAACGACATTCTTGGTGACCTCGCGTCAATGACGGTGCACGGCATGTCCGCGCAGCAAGCGTCACAGAACCTGGCCGACGCTATCCGTCACATGGCGGCACCGACGCAGGTGCAGGCCAAAGAGCTGGCCTCGCTGGGGATGAACGCCACCGAGGTATCCAAATCCCTGGGTGAGCAAGGGCTGTCCGGGACGATCAACACAATCTCGCAGCGGATCACGTCACAAATGGGCCCTGACGGCATGGTAGTCGTCAACCTGACTAACGCGCTCAAGGGAATGTCCCCGGCAGTGCAGGAGCTGGGTGCCAAAGTCCTCGACGGCACCATGGACCTCACCGGGTTCAGCAAGGCAGCCGGTGGGCTGGACGTCATTTCCGGTAAGCAAGCCAAATCGTTTGCCGCGCTGGCCGGAACAATGCACGGCATCGGCACCGAAGCGAAATCCGGGGCTGAGGTCTACCAGACCTACGCCGGTGCCATGCAGAAGGCGATGGGTGACGCTACCGGCCTCAACGTTGCCTTGATGATCGGTGGGGAGAACGCCGGCACCACCGCCAACGCCATCAAGGTCGTGTCCGGGGCGACCGCTGACGCCAGCGGCAACGTCAAGGGGTTCGCTGAGATCCAGCAGGAGTTCAACTTCAAACTGGCCGCAGCCAAAGACGGGCTCGGTGCCCTGGCCATCAGCATCGGAGAGAAGCTACTGCCGGTCCTGACCCCCCTGGTGGGGATGCTGGCGACCGGCGCCACCTGGCTGGCCAACCACCAAGCGGCGGCCACCACCCTGGCGTTCATCATCGGTGGTGTCCTAGTCGTCGGCCTGGTGGCCGCCACCGTGGCCACGTGGACATGGTTCAGCGCGCTGATGGCGACGAACCTGGCGCTGATCGGCATCGAGGCACCGCTGTGGATCGTGATCGGTGTCGTCGCCGCGCTGGGGTTCGTGGTTTATGAGGTAATCCAGCACTGGCAAGGGGTCGCTGACTTCTTTAAGGGCCTCTGGAAAGACATTGTCGCGGTATTCCAGGGCGCCGTAGGTCTGATTATGGCCCCGATCCACGCCATCGCAAAGGCGTGGGACGACGTGATGGGCGGATTCCAGAACCCAGCGGCGACATTCGCTAAGACGGTCAAGGGCTTCGACAAGTTCTTTATCGAAGTTGGCCAGACCGTCAAAAAGGGCTGGGATGCCGTAGTCCGGTTCTTTAGTGAGTCACCGCAGAGAATGGCGGATGACATCGCATACGGACTCGGGCGGATAACCGGAATCATAGTGAGGTTTGTTGCGTCTATACCGCAGAAGATCACTAACCTGGATAATATGTTGGTGCAGAAGGGTAAAGATCTCCTCACCGGGCTGTTGCATGGCGCTGAGGATGGCGCCAAGGCGGTGGGCGCGTTCTTTGTGGCACTGCCGGGTAACGTGGTCCGCTGGGTTGGCAACGCCGGCAGTTGGCTATTGCAGAAAGGCAAGGACGCACTAGTCGGGCTAGGGCACGGAGCCGAGGACGGCGCGAAAGCCGTCTGGGACTTCTTCACCGCACTGCCCGGCCACGTTATTGATTTTTTCAAGGCGGCACCTAGCTGGCTGGCCGATGCGGGCAAGAACATCCTCGTGGGCCTGTGGAATGGGTTCACCGGTTTCATCGGCACCATCTACGACGGGATCAAGGGATTCATCAGCGGCATCATCAGCAGTTTCATGGCTGGCTTCCGCATGTCCTCACCGTCCATGGTGATGCACGACATCGGTATCAACGTTATCACCGGTTTGTGGAACGGTATGACGCAAATGTGGGGCACATTGTGGGGTTGGGTGACTGGAATCCCAGGCTGGATCATGGGGTTCTTCGGCAACTCGGCGACCTGGCTGGTCAGTGCTGGGTACAACGTCGTGGTGGGTTTGTGGAACGGCATTGCGTCCGGGTGGAGCTGGCTTAGCGGTCAGGTGTCCAACCTGGCCAGCTCACTGCTCGCCACGGCCAAGGGCGCACTGGGGATCTCCTCACCGTCGAAGCTGTTTGCCACTGAGGTCGGTGCGTGGATCGCACCCGGTCTCGCTGAGGGCATCGCAGCGACCACCAAGGTGGCCACCGGTGCGGCAACCAAGCTGGCCCAGGACGTCACCAAAGCGGCTCAGGGCACGACGGTGGGTGGCCTGGCAGTCGGCACTAGCGGTGCCGGCGCCATGTTCGCCCTCGGCGGTGCCGCCGGTGCCGGTGCCGGTGGGGGAGTGAATATCCACCTCAACGTCAACGGCAGCGTGTGGTCCACCGGTGACCTGGTGAAGGAAGTCCAGCAAGCGATGCTGCGCCACGGCATCCGCAATAACAATCCCGGAATCAATTACACCTACGCCTGACCATTCCAGGCCCTGGTTCCCGTTACCGATAGAGGAGTCGATTCACCATGCCCATTATTCACCTGGGTAATTCCCAGGCCGTCCATCACGTGGTCGGTGCGTCCGGGGAGGCGGAGCGGACACCACTGGAAGGCGACCAGGTCACGGAGATCAACCTGCCTGACGGGGTGTACACGCTGCGGGAGCAGATCCGCACGGTCACCCACCGCGATGGGATTTGGCCCGCGCATTCCGACGCCGACCGCCCCTCGTGGGTCCACTGCTCGGACCCCGAGCTGGAGGCCGCGCTGATGGATTACTGGGGGTGCCGTGCCGGCGGCCCCGATGACTTCATGCACCGGCTCGATGAGCTGCACCTTGTGCCGCGCCGCGACCCGGCGCCGTCGTCCGAGCTGACCGAGGGCCCTGACAGCAGCGAAGGGGGCGATGCGTGATGCGCGTTAACAAGGGCGCTGACATGCAGAGCGCTGAGATCGGTGGTGGTGTCTATGGGATCGGTGGCACCGCTACCGCCACCTCGGCGACCAGCCTGACCGCTACTGGCACCCCGTTCGTGGCCAGCGCACTGATCGGTCAGATCGTGGCGGCCGGTTCCGTCTACGGCGTGGTCCTGTCCAACACCACCTCGGTGCTGACCATCGACCAGTGGTACAACCCGGCCAGCCCGAACTCCACACCAGGCTCGACGCCTAGCTCCACCGTTGTGTACTCGGTGCTGCCTGGTGCGGCCCCGGCGATGTTCATGGCGATCACTACCGACGCTGCCGCCGCATCAGCCACGGACACCACCTTGGCGTCTGAGGGCTCCACTGCGGGGTCCGGGATGCTGCGCAAGCCTGGGACGTACGCCCACACCACCAGCGCCACCAGCTACACGATGGCGGTCACGTACACCTACACCAGCACCGACAACGGGACCACACGGGTGTTCGCCAAGATCGGCATGTTCAACAGTGTTGTTCCGGTCACCGGGATTATGCAGTTCGAGACGCTGATGAACTTCACCGCTTCCCTGTCGATTACTGGTGACGCGGTCACGGTCACCCAGACCGTCACCGAGTAAAGGGGGGCTGCTGAATGAGCCTCCAAACGTGGGGCGAGACTCTGATCTCCTCCCAGGTCGATGGTACGGCGCTCAATACCTCGACAACGGCAACGGCAATCGAGCCGCCAGCCGCGCGGTTCACCTTACCGGCGAACTTTTTTGTGCCCGGTAAGGTGCTGCGGGTCAACGCATGGGGCCGGATCTCTAACCTGGCCTCAGCCGCGCTGACCCTCGATATGCGTTTCAATACCAGCTCGGTTGTTTTCAACGGCGGCGCGATGACACTCAACTCGACAGCGAAAACAAACGTTTCGTGGCGACTAATTATGATGCTCACCTGCCGCAGTATCGGTAATGGCACAGTGGCGACCATAATGGGTCAGGGCGACTTTACGTCTGAGGCTGTGTCGGGTTCGGCTGTAGGTGTAGCCAATGACGTAATGATGCCCACTTCCGCACCCGCAGTGGGTACCGGTTTTGACTCCACGGTGGCGCAAACCGTGGACCTGTTCGCCACCTGGGGCGCATCGTCATCGTCCAACAGCATTCAGGTGCACCAGTACACGTTGGAGAGCATGAACTAGTCGACGGGGCGGATTCGCTATGCCGATCAGCATTGACCTAGCGAATTCACCCCCCGTCGTTGAAGTCACCGGTAGCACGGGCACGGCCACCTCGGCGTCGTTTACGCCCAAGGCGGGGCAGCTTGTCGTAGTGATGGCCGTGGCAGGGTGGTGCGCCACGCCACCGGTCACCATTGCGTGTAGTGACTCCGGGCTGCACACGTGGATAGCGTCCGCGCCAGCGACCGGTGCGACTACTAACAATGGTGGTGCCGCGCAGGTATTCTGTTGCTACTTTCCGACCTCGCCTGGCGCGATCACGGTCACGCTCACCTATACCGGTCTCAGTACCGGCGGTGGGAAGTTCGCTGACATTCTGTTGGTGAACCGTGCCAACGCGGTACAGGACGGTACCAGCGCAGCTAATGTCACCGTCACCAGCACTGTCGGGTCTGTTTCGATTACACCCACGCGGCTGCGTTCGTGGATATTCGGGGCAACGGACAGTAGTTCTAACGCCACCTCGACATGGGCAGCCAACGCCAGTACTACCCAGGACGTCAACTGGGTCAACACTACTGACGCCATTGTTGCGGTCGGGTGGCTCAATGCTGCCGACCTACCCCCCGGTACACCCGTAACGCTCGGTGGCACGTTCTCTGCCACGGTCACCGCCAACATCGCGGCAATGGAGATCGTTCCGGCGCCTGATGTGGGTTTCAAATCCACTTCCTGGCACCCAGGAAAGGGTCCTAGCAAACGGGCACGGTTCTATAAGACTCGCCGTGATACGACGGTCGTGGCATCGTCCAACGTCAACCTGATCGCTGCTGTCAGCGACAGTGCACCGGCGTCGGACACGGTCGCGGTCAGCGCGATCATCACCACCCGCGCGGTCTCTGATGTTGCCCCGGCTAGCGATGCGGTCGCCACATCGGCAGTGGTGGTTTCCCGGACCTGCTCGGACACTGCCGGCGCCAGCGACGCTGTTGTCCGGTCCACGGTGGCCACCAGCAGGACGGTCACCGACACAGCGGCTGCCAGCGACGCCGTCACCCGTGGAGTCCAGGGCTTCACCCGTGGGGCCTCGGATTCCGCTCTCGCCAGCGACACGGTCGCCCGTGGGTCGGTTGTGGTGTCCCGGTCGGTCACCGACACCGCCCCGGCAGCCGATTCCGTGGCGCGCGGCGTGGTGTCGGTGTCCCGCACGGTGGTCGACTCGGCACCTGCCAGTGACGTGGTGGCGCGGTCGGTGGTGGCGCGGGCCCGCACGGTCAGCGACACAGCAGCAGCGGTGGATGCGGTCACCCGCTCCGTGGTGGCTGTTTCCCGATCGGTCAGCGATGCGGCCAGCGCGGTGGATGCGGTCGCCCGTGGTGTGGTCGCCCCGGTCCGGGTGGTCGTGGATTCGGCGCCGGCATCCGATGTGGTCACGCGCGGCGCGGTGGCGCCCACACGGACTGTCAGCGACAACGCACCGGCAACCGACACGGTTAGCCGGGGGATCACGGTCGGCCGGGCAGCGGCTGACTCAGCGCCAGCTACCGACACCGTGGCCCGGTCGGCCCGGTCGTCAACACGGGTTGTCGCGGATACCGCCAGCGCGGCCGACAGTGTTGTGCGCGGTCTGGTGGTGGTGGCGAGGTCGGTCACTGACGCGGCCTCAGCGGTCGACTCAGTGGCGCGCGGTGCCCAGTCCAGCACCAGGACGGTGGCCGACCTCGCACCAGCGGTAGACGCGGTCACCAGGGTCCAGGTCCTGGCTGGTCGCACCGTGGCCGATTCGGCACCCGCCACCGACGCGGTCTCACGTGCACTGGTGGCGCGGGCCCGCACAGCGGCTGATACGGCCTCAGCGGCCGATGTGGTGACCCGTGGGCTGGTGGTGGTGTCCCGGACAGTCGTGGACACTGCGACGGCAGCAGACGCGGTCACACGGGCCACTGTCGTGGTGTCGCGGTCGGTGGCCGATTCGGCACCGGCAGTTGACGCGGCCAGCTCGGCGGCTTCCCAGCACCCGGCGGTCGCGGATTCGGCACCGGCGTCCGACGTCGTGGCCCGGTCGGTCCAGGCTTCCGCCAGGGCTGTTGCTGACACCGCAGCGGCCAGCGATGTGGTGGTTCGTGGGGTGGTGGCCCCGGCCAGGGTGGTCACCGACACTGCACCGGTCTCGGATGTGGTGGCGCGCGCGGTTTTGTCTCTTACCCGCACGCTAAGCGACAACGCGCCAGCCAGCGACGTGGTGGCCCGTTCGGTCACCTCGGTGTCCCGGACCGTCGCGGACACCGCACTGGCAGCCGATGTGGTGGCGCGCTCGCCGGTGGCCGGCATCCGGGTAGCAGCCGACTCGGCACCGGCCAGTGACGCGGTCACTAAGGGCGTCCAGGGCCTCGCTAGGACCGTGGCCGACACGGCACCGGCATCCGATGTGGTCACACGGGCTGGTTTGGGTTTGCCCCGGACCGCCACCGACACCGCACCGGCCAGCGATGCGGTCTCGAGAGCGCCCGTCGCACGGGCACGGACCGTTTCGGATCTGGCACCAGCCATCGACACGGCCAGCCCAGGCAACGTCACCGCGATCACCGACAACGCACCGGCCACTGACGTGGTCGCACGAGCACCGGTGTCTCGGCAACGCACAGCCGCTGATACAGCGTCGGCCGCTGACGTGGTGGCACGCGGGCCTCGCCTGTCGCTGCGCCTGGTGTCGGACGCCGCGCTGGCCGCTGACGCGGTCACACACAACATCGCGGTCCTGCGGGCCTTAGCTGACTCCGCGCCAGCGTCCGACGTCGTCACACGGGCGTTCGGGTGGACCCGCACCGCCACAGATCTGGCCACCGCCAGCGACCTGGTGACCCGTGGGCTGATCAACGAAGGCCGCACCGCAGCCGACACCGCCCACGCGGTCGATGGCATCCCCGGTCGGTTCGTGTTGTTCGTGCGGACCGTCATCGACTCCGTACCCGTCAGTGACATCGCCACCAGCAGCGAAGTGGAAGTCGCTGCGGTGTGGCCACCGGCGGTCCTCAGCGCGGTGCTCACCGGTGCGGTAGCAGCGACCAGCGCCACGGTGGGCAGCGCCATGTCCGGCATCACCGGGATGGTCACCGGCCCCGCGTCGGGGGTCTCCGGGGTGGTGGTGACTCCAGCGACTGCCACCGGTGGGTCAGTCACCACCACCAGCACCGCGACCGGCGGGTCCGTCCACTAACTAAAGGGGGGTGGCCGTGGCGTTAATTGCCGCGTCGATTCTGCAACTGAACCTGAATTTCAAGCAGGGCGCGGACGCGCTGGTGGCCCTGACGGTGGTCGACGCCAACGGTGCACCGATCACCGACCCCACCGGCTACTCGGTACGCGCCCAGATCCGGGTCACCCCCTCCGGGCCGGTGCTGTTCGAGTGGAACACCACCCCCGGTGCCGGCATCGGCACCGCCACGATCACCTACACCGAGATGACCCAAACCACGACCGTCGCCCTGGTCCTGACCAAGGCCCAGTCAGCGCTGTTCACGTGGGGTTCGGCGCTCTGGGACTGCGTGGTGACCAGCTCAGCCAACCAAACCGCGTGCATCGCTGAGGGAACCGTGGCGATCGACCCAGCGATCACCTACTAGCCGGGGGAGGTGCCTGTGGCCACGGTCTTGGCTAACCCCAACTTCCCCATCGGATCGTTTGAGGTGGACTTCGGGTCCGCGAACGGCCCACCGGACACCCCCACCACCGCCCGGTTGAGCATCAACGCCGCGTACCGGCGGCTGGCCGTGCGGGAGTTCTCCGTCGACCGTGGCCGGCAGTACGAGCTCGACCAGATCCAGGCCGGGACGTTGGTCGCTAACGTGTTCGATCCCCTGGAGCTGTTCAACGTCGCCAACGCGACCAGCCCGTTCAACACCGGCTCCAACATCGTCACCCCGTACCGGCCGGTGTGGAACTGGTGGATGTGGCCTAACCAGCCGGGATCAGGGAATATTCTGAATCCCCTTGTCCACACCGACTATGACCCCTCTTTCGAGCTGAACCCCGATAGCGCTCTCGGGTTGTGGGTCGCCGCCGGTGGCACCACCACCCTCGCCCAGTCCACGGCACAGCACTTCGACGGCACCCACGCACTGCTGGTCACCCAGTCCGCTGCCGGTGCCGGGTTCGGGGCACGGAACACCTTCCGGACCGCCCCGGACCTGACCTACACGTTCTCCTGCTACGTGTTCCTGACCGCCCAAGCTGGTCTTTCGGTCACGGTGCAGGTCGTCGACGCCAACGGTGTCACCCACTCCTCGACGTCCACGAGCACCCAAGGGTCCTGGCAGCGCCTGTCGGTCACGTGGAACACCGTGGACACCTTGGAGCCGGTCACCGTCTATGGGACTGGTGTCGCTGCCCCGACGTTCTATATCGACGCCACCATGTTGGAGTTCGGGGCTGCCCTCCACGCGTTCACCACGACCGGGCCGACGCTGTACGTCCTTTATTCGGGGTGGGTGGAGCGGTTCCCCACGACCTACGACATGTCGGGGTTCCGCGCCACCAGGCCCCTGGCTGCGGTGGATGCCCTCGCGATCCTGTCCCGGACCGCTGTCTCCCAGTCGTACACGGCGACGATCACCGCTGACGCCCCAGTGGCCTACGCACCGATGAGCAACAGCAAACCCGCCACCTCCGGTGGTGCGTTGTCCACCGGCAGCGAAACCGCGAAGATCACCGGCAGCAACATCACCGGTAACCCCATTTACCACCCGTCCGACTCAGGGACAATCAACTGGGGTGGCGACTCCCAACCAGACGGCACCACCTCTGTGGTCCTGCAACAAAACAACCCATACAACCCGCCCAAGGTCGGTCACACGGTCGGCACATACCCCGATGAGCAGCAAAGCGTGTTCGATGTGATCCCGGCTGGGATCACCGTGGCTAACACAGCCGCGACAATTGAAATGTGGGTGAAGTTCTCCCAAGGTGTTGTGCTGTTGATGCAGCTGCTGTCCACAGCGGTCCACGGTGGTGGATTGAACACCGAATTGGGGTTCTTCGCGTCCAATTCCCAGAACCATTTGGAGCTTTACACATCCGGTGGGAAACTCCTATTCCATATTGTGGATGCGGTAGCTGGGTACGCTAACCTGTTTGACGTCGCCAACTTCACCATTCCCGGTGCCGGGTTCCCTGATGAGCAATGGCATTACTACGCGATCACGTTCTACAGTGCATCTGGGTCGCCAGGTGTGGCGTTGACCTATGACGCTGTTGAAACTGACGTGGCCGCACCGGCAGGGGTCAGGAACTACGGGTTCACGAACCTGCACCACGAGGCGACCACCGACTACGGCGACACCCAGTCCCAGGCCAGCATCGCCCGTTTCGCGGTGTACAACCGGGACATCGGGGCTGCCGCACGCCAAGCACACTTTCAGCGCGGCGTGGGGTGGATCAACGAGATCTCCGGGGCGAGGGTCGCCCGACTACTGGCGCTGTACTGGGGTGGTGCCACGTCGGTCGCCCCTGGGGTTATGGCGCTGGCACCGGACTTCCAATATGACCCCGCTGACGGGTCCCAACCACGAGTGATGCTCGACATACTCCAAGAGATCCAGGAGTCCGAGCGCGGTTTGGTGTACGCCGCGAAAAACGGCACGGTCGTATTCGAGGACCGCACCAGCCGGTACACCGCAGGCCAAACCGCTTTGTGGGTGTTCGGGGAGAACCCCGCTGGCTCCAGCCCAGTGGAGTACCCCTATTTGGATTACGCCGAAGACGTCGATCCCACCTACACGTTCTCCCAGGCGAACTTGTCTCGCCCGGCGAACAATAACTTCGCGCCGATCGTGAATGCCACGACCCAAGCGAAGTACGGGCAACGGATTCTGACCCAAACGGTGCAGTGCAACACCGATGAGGATTTGACCCAGGCTGGGATCTTCTACACCAGCAGGTATGCCACGCCGCTGCCACGGATCGCGAAGCTGACGCTTAACCCGGCCGCGAATCCGGTGTTGTGGCCGGTGGTGTTGTCCCTGGAGCTCTCTCAGCGGGTCACGGTGAAGCGCCGCAACGCCGGGTTGACGGTGTCGCGGGATTACTACATCGAGAAGGTCTCTCACAAGGTCAACTCTGACGACGGCACATGGATAGTTGATCTCCAATTGTCACCGGTGTTCGTCACGTCAGCGTGGGTGCTGGCTGACGCCACTTACGGGGTGCTGGGGACCACGACCACGCCCGTCTACTAGCTGGGGGTGCCGCCGGTGACCATGCCCACGTTCACTGACGGCACCATTCCCACCGCCTCGATCCTCAACACCCTCGCCACGGGCATAAACAACCTGGGGACCCTGCTCACTGGGATCGCCGCCACGAGGCAGTTCATTCCCTCATCGTCGGCATACATCAACACCACCCACGCGATCCCCACCTCAGCGGACACCATCGTCAGCTTCGACACCACCACCATCAACGACGACTACCTGTGGATTCCCTCCGTGGGCCACCCCGTCGTCAACACCGCCGGCAACTACATCTGCTGGGCGCAAGTCAACTTCGACTACAACGCCACCGGGATCAGGGCCGCGCACCTCCTCCTCAACGGCACGTCCGTGGCCTCCAACTCGATCGCCGCCGGGTCCGGTAACCCCGCCAACGTGGTCGGCAACATCGGCACAGCGTTCCTGTGCATCAGCCCCCCAGTGGCCCTGGCTGTCGGCGCCAACGTCTACCTGTCGGTGTTCCAAAGCTCCGGGGGGCCACTGAACTTGATCCCCAACGAGTCCGGGACGTCGCTGTCTCTGATCCGGATCGGTGACTGATGACGACACCGATGCCGACGTTCGTTGATGCCACGATCGTCCACCAGTGGCAGCTCAACCGCCTCGCCAGCGGGATCTCGAACCTGTCCCTTCTGCTTAACGGGGTCGCCCCGCCGCGCACCTACATTCCGGCCGTGTCGGCGAACATCAACGCCTCACAGTCCATCCCCAACGCAGTGGACACAACCGTCGCGTGGAACACCACCAGCATCAATAACGACACCATGTGGGCTTCCGCGTCCGGGTCCCAACTCACCCTGCAAACAGGTGGGGTGTACATCGCGCGGGCACAAACCCATTTCGCGGTCAACGCCACCGGAACCCGCGCCTGCCACATCCTGCTCAACGGGACCAACATCATCGCCAACTCGGTGGCGGTCACCGCAGTCAACGCGGTCGGGGTCAGCGCCGACACCCTTTTCACCGCCATGACCCCACCGATGCGCCTCGCGCCCGGCGCGACTTTGTACTTGTCGGTGTTCCAGAACTCAGGTGGAGCATTGAGCCTCATCACGACCCTTTCCGGGACGTCCCTGTCTCTGATCAGGATAGGGAACTAGCCCATGACGATGCCCACCTTCCTCGACGGGGTCCTAGTCCACGCCGTATCCCTGACGTCCCTTTCATCAGGGGTGAACGCCCTCAACTCCCTACTGACTGGTGCGGTCGCACCCCGCGCCTATGTGCCCACCGCCACAGCCCACATCAACGCCCTGCAATCGATCGCGAACAACACCAACACCGTGGTGACCTGGGGCTCCGCTGGGCTCAATAACGACGCCATGTGGGCTTCCGGTTCGCCCACGTTGTTCACCGTCAAAACCGCTGGGGTTTATATCGCGTGGGCGCAAACACATTTCAGTGCCGCCGCCGGTGGGGTCCGTGCCTGTTACATACTCCTCAATGGCACCAATATCGCCACCAACACGGTGGCCTCCGCGTTCAGGAACCCACTGAACTCCGGTGACGGCAACTTCTTTTGCTGCGTCACCCCACCAATGCAGCTCGCTGTCAATGCGACGTTGGCCGTCGCGGTGTATCAGAACACCGGCGGCTCTCTGAGCCTGGACAACACCGACTCCGGGGCGTTCATGGGAGTCACCCGTATCGGCAGCTAGGGAAGGACCTTTGTGCTCGCCATTCGCGTAACCGTGTTCCCCGACGTTGGTGGGTTCCCGCCCGCGTCATTCGACCACTTGCGGCACCTGGAAGTGCACCTCCCCGGTTTGGACCCCGGATGGGCGCACACCCTGATTGACGCCCAGGTCGCCGCCGGTGGTGGCAGCGCGGACCTGACCTTGCATTCCCAACCCCGCGTGGGTGTGGCCTTGGACCGTGGCCTGCGGATCGTGACGTGGCAACCGGCCGCGCACATCCGCGCGCTCGCCGAGGACGGCACCGAGCTGGCCGTGACCAAACTCGATGCCCCCCTCCAGGTCGGCCAGCGCGTTGAGGTCGCCGGTGAGCGCCACAGGGTGGTGGAGGAGTCATGGCCCGGCCGGCACCCCCGCACGGGGGTGTGCCACGAGGGCCTGGACTACCAGCACGTCACGTTGGTCCTTGACCCCGAACCTCTACACCACCCCACCGCTGACCAGGAGGCCACCCAGTGACGACACCAGTTGAGCCGGGTGACGCTCCCCGCACCGAGCTGACCGTCAGGGAACGCCTCCCGATCCCCACCCTGTGGATCACAGCGGTCCTGCTGGCGTTCGGGCTGGCGCTGATCATCCAGTCGGATCGGTGGACCAAGACACCGGCCTACGGCAACCTGCTGTCCATTTTCAGCGCCGACACGTGGGGTTACTTCTACGTTGGTGGCGCTGTGCTGATGGCCGCCGGGCTGGCGTGGCGCACGATCCGCCCCATCAGCGTCGCCGCCCACGCCGTGGCTTTCGCGTTGTTCATGGGGTGGGAGTTCGGTTTCGACGTCCGGTACTTCACCGACAAATCCACCACCATCGCCAACGTCATCGCGTGGCTGACATACGCCGGTTTGGTCCTATGGTCCGGGCAACTGGTCGATCGGCACGATAAACGGTGAACGCCACCGTTGATACGGTCTTCGGTCTTATCATCGCCGCTATCGGAACTATCGCTTACCCAATGTGGCGCAACAGGAAGAAGGACCAGAACGCCGCCGCTGAGAGCGCCGCATTGGATTCCAGATCGGTGGCTGGAATGTTCAAAGAGGAACGGGACCGGCTGCAACTGCGGGTTGACACCATGGCCGCCGCGCACCAGCGGCAGATCCGGGATTTGCGTGTCGAGTATGACGCCGCGCTGGCCAGAGCCGAAGCGAAATGGAAGGCCCAGCACGACGCTGACCAGGTCCAGATCGCTGAGCTGCGAACCGAGGTGACCGGGTTGTACCGGCAGCTCAACGCGCAGCGCCCGGCGCCGTGAGCGTCGGCCTGCTGGGGGGTTTGCTGCTGGCAGTGTCACTGGTCAGTGTTTTGACGTACATGGTGGCGCTCGGTCAGCTCCTCAGCGGGCCCCGGCGTCCGGGGTTGGTTCGTACCGGGTTCTGCCGGTTGGCCGCTGCCCTGCTGTACGTCGGGGTGGGATTGCTGACGTTGCACACCCACACCCAGGGCCCCCTGGTCGGTTTAGGTGTCTTCACCATTGTCCAAATCATGTGGCAAGCCAACTCGGTCGCTGATGTGCGGTTAGCGCGACGATCCAGGAGAGAAGCGATGAGCGATCCATTCGAGGGTTTGGGTGTCACCGAGCCGGTGCCTAACTACGCGACCCCGTTGCCGGCGGAAGTCGTGTCCGCTGAGATCGATCGGCTTTCCACCGAGCTGGGCAAAGTGAAACGAAAGGTGACGACGCTCCAGGAAGGGTCGACGGCGTCAACGAATGCTCAGCGGTACGCGATCGGGGCTGTTGCTCTCGCTCTGGTGTTGGGCCTGACCGGTGTGATTTTCGGTCTGGTGGTGTTCAACCGCGCGGACTCCGCTGTTGCCCTGTCCCAACAGAACGCGACCATCATTCAGCAGCTCAAGGACACACAGACCCAACTGGCCAAATCTGTCCATGGGCAGTGCAGCTTCTACGGGTTGCTGATCGGCACGTACAACGCGCGGTCCCGTGATTCCTACGCCCAGGGCGGTCCGACCGTTTATGACGACACTTTCCGTCAAATGCTGACCCAGTCCAACGGCATCAACTGCGGTATTCCCGCGCCGAAGGACCTGCCGAAGTGACCGCACCTGGAGGTGGTTGTCGTGGCTCAGATGGGAGTTGATTACGCCGGAGGCCGACCGAGCCCGGCCGCGTTGGTGGCGCACGGGTACTCGTTCGCTTGCCGGTACCTGTCGCCTGGTGGCCCGGCGCTGCCGGGGAAGCTGCTGACGTCGGAGGAGTACATCGCGTTGACCGGCGCTGGTGTCGCTGTGGTCGCGAACTGGGAGACCGTCAGCGACCGGATGCGAGGGGGTCGGGACGCTGGTGTGTCTGACGCGGTCAACGCCACAGCGGCACTGATCAAGGTGGGGCACCCGTTGGACCGGCCGGTGTACTTCTCCGCTGACTTCGATGCCACACCAGGTGATCAGGTCGCGATTGACGCCTACCTCGGTGGTGTCGCGTCGGTGATCGGCCTAGAGCGCACCGGGGTGTACGGGGGGTACTGGGTGGTGAAGCGGTGCCTCGATAACGGCACCGCGCGCTGGGCGTGGCAGGCGACCGCGTGGTCCGGGGGGCAGGTCGACCCGCGCGCTCACATGCTCCAGCACGTCGCTGCTGTCGTGGTCGACGGCGTGGAATGCGACGTCAATGAGGCACTTCAACCTGACTACGGTCAGCACCCCACTGCGACTCCCCGTGCCCACTGGAAGGAACACCAGGTTATGGACCAGTTGCCTGCCACACCCACACCGGCTGACCCCAAGAGCGACCCCAAGACGTGGCCGCAACGTAACTATGACGTCGGTTTCGACGTGGCCGGTGGCTGGGAGGGTGACTTCGCGTTCGAGTTCGGTGTCCAGGACTTCGGTGGCCGCGCATCAGATGATGTACGCGGATTCCTGTACCTGGCGTCCTGGCATACACCTTCTGGGTTGGTGCCGGCCGACCCGGTGTTCACCGTCGCTGGTGGTGGCCGGGCGATCCACAACCACGCCCCCACGGTGTCGCTGGTGGCCCCGAAGGGTGCGACGGCGTTGACGCTGAACTACGCCGCACCGGGTGGCGCCTATGTCACCGAGGGCCGCTCCGCGTGACCCGGCCCTCCTATCGTTCTGTGACGCGCGCGTTGAAGTGGGCGCTGTGGGCGCTGGTGGCCGTCGTAATGATCAACCTCGTGTTCGTCCTCTGAGGAGACCCCATGCCTGAATTGATCACCAACAGCTTGCCGATGGGGCGGTTGGCGCCGTACCCCGAGGAGACCCACGCTCGACTGCACTTCGGGGAGTTCCTGACTGCGACGGCCACGGTCACCGTGCCACCGGTGGTCGACTTCCTGTTCTCGGTGCCGTCGTTCCCGATGTTCGGCAATGACGAACTGTCTGACTGCACCGCTGCCGCTGCTGCGCACCTGCGGGAGGTGTGGACCGCCTACGGCCAGGGCGCCGCGTCGGTCACCAGCGAAGCCGACGTGCTCAAGTTCTATGAGGTGTGTTCGGGGTACAACCCCGCCAACCCCGCCACCGACCGTGGTGCCGTCATGCAGGACTGCCTCGACGTGTGGCGCAAGACCGGGCTGGCCGGTGACAAGATCCTGGCGTTCTTCCAGATCGACCCCACCGACCTGGCAGAGGTCAAGGCCGCGCTGTACATGCTCGGCGGTAACTACGTCGGCGTGAACTTCCCCCGGTCAGCGATGGCCCAGTTCAACGCCGGGCAGCCGTGGACCTACGACCCGCGCGCGGACAACACCATCATCGGTGGGCACTGCGTGCACCTCGGTGCCATCGACGCCAACGGGCTGATGAAGGTGACCACGTGGGGCCGGACCCAGGTCGTGACCGCTGACTGGTGGAACCGGTTCGTGGAGGAGTGCTGGGGGGTGGCATCCCAGGATTGGATCAAGAACTACAAAGCACCCAACGGTCTGGACACCACCAAACTCAACGCCGCGTTCTTCCAGATCACCAACGGCCAGCCCGGACCGTTCCAGGAGACACCGGCCCCGACTCCCATCCCGGCGCCACCGGTTCCGGTGGACCACAACCGGGAGCTGTGGACGGTCGCCCAGCCGTGGACCCAGCGGTGGCACGTTCCCGGCTCCGACACCGACCGTGTCTCCAAGGCCCTCGCGGCGTGGGGGACCGAGACGTTCCCGAAAGGTATTGACACCAACCAGGAGGAAGCACGATGAGCACCGCTACAGCGGAAGCACCCCGCGACAAGGCCACCAGCGATGAGGCGAGCCGCACCGGTGACCGCGCTGGCCGCCATGAGGGCCTGGACCCCGAGTGTGACACCGAGGGTGACACCACCGAGGAGACCGTGGAGCAGGAGGACCGTGACGCGAAGCGCCTCCGGCTGTCCAACGTCCACCACGGTCACGTCCTGACCCACCTGCGCCTGCTGTACAAGAACACCGGCGAGGACGGCACCGTGTCCCGTGGTGAGCTCGGCGAGCTGCTGGAGCTGATGGAAGCAGCGCACTCCAACCCCACCCCGCAGCCGGAGTCCGGTTCCGTTGTCCACGGCACCGCCGGTCCGGGTGCGCCACCGGACATCCACCACACCCCGTTCTCCCACACTGAGCGCAAGCGCCTGCCGGGCCAGTAGTGGACGACGACATGCGGCCGGTCGACGGCCTGACCCCACCACGTCCTGACCCCAAGCATGTCGCGTTGGGGTTCGCGTTGGAGATCCACCGGCCGGAAGGTCATGGGTACACCGACACGGACACAGTCTTGGCGACCGCTGACAAAATCACTGAGTGGTTCGCCAAACCGGAGCAAGGCACCTCATACGGGTCGACCCCGCTGTGGGCGCTGCATCTCCAAAGAATGGTCCAGCAGGTACTCAACAAACTGGGAGTAGAGATGGCAACGCTTGCCGATATTCAGAACACTGTGCAGGAGCTGGCCGCCACTGACGGCACGATCATCACCGCTCTGGATGACCTCAAGGCGAAGGTCGACGCTGGCGGCACCGTGACCGCCACTGACCTTGACGGTGTCAACGACACGATCAAGGCTGAGCTGGCCAAGCTCCAGGACGCCGTTAACCGTGACGACCCGGCGCCCGTACCGGCCCCGGAGCCTGGCCCCGTGCCGGCGCCGGACCCAAACCAGCCGTAGTCGACCCGGTGTTCACCACCGCGTTCTGGCTCGGTGCGTTGGACAGGGCCATCAAGTCAGCGGCCACCATGGCGCTGATGCTGCTGCTGGGCAACGGCCCGTTCAACGTGCTGCACACGGACTGGCAGTCGATCCTGGGCTTGACCGGTGGTGCCGTGCTGACGTCGCTGTTGACGTCGCTGGCCAGCACACCGTTCGGTGACAAGGGGACCACCAGCATGATCCCCGGCGCCCGGTAACCTCCTCGGCGTCTGTCGAAAGGACACAGCAAAGAACCGGCTCGCCTTCCCTTCGGGGTTGGTGGGCCGGTTCTTTTTTGCGTTCCGGGTGTAACACCAGCCCGGTGACTGGCGATACACCGAACGTAAGCGGCCCCGGCCAGTGAGAGAGCACCGGACCGGGACCTTGACCGACACACCTGAGCAACCAGGAGCACCCGCCATGTCAGATCCAATCAGCACCCCGACCAGCACCCCAGTATCGGCACCGCGCCGGCACCGCCGGTGGCCGTGGATTGTGGGTGGAACCGCAGCAGTACTGATCATCATTGGGATCGCTACCGCACCAGGCGCACCCACCACCACCGCGACCCCCGGTTCGGTTATCGCCACCGTCAGCGGCAACGCCATGGACGACGTCAAGCTGACCAACTGCGCCAGTGGCCCCGCTGCCAGCGACGGCTTGACCCAGGTCGCCGCTGAGATCACCAACCACACCGGTCAGGTCCAGTCGTACTTGGTCACCGGCAGCGTCAACGACCCCGCAGGTAACCGCCTCACCGAGGTCAACGGGGCCAGCAACTCCGTGGCACCCGGCCAGTCAGCGACCGTGGACCTCATCGGTGGCACCACCACCGGGACGGGCACCGCCGCGTACTGCACCATCGCCAACGTGACCCGTATCCCCAGCTAAGCCAAGCGGCCCACCACTCCCCGCCACAAGGGGATGGTGGGCCGCTTTTTGTGCGTCCGAAGGGGTCTACCCGACTGCCACCGGGTCGCGGCGACGGGTGAACACCGCGTGCCAGTCCGAACGCTGCCCGGCCTCGATCAACCGGATCACGTCGAACATCGAATCGGTCAGGCCACCGAAGCAGTACCGGTTCGGGCCGGTCGGTGCGTGACCGTGCTCGTACCCGGCGAGGTTCAGGGTGTACATCGGCACCTGCGCTGGGACAGACCGGTTGACCTCGATCGGGTCCTGCCCGGCCTGCTCATCGGTGATCAGCACAACCCGGTCGTGGGTGGTGTACCGGGCCCGCAGTGACCGCGCCGTCTCCGTGCCGCCTTCCAGGAAGTACCCACCATCACGCCACCGGGTCAACGCCGTCAGCAACGACTCACCGGCGCGCGGCAGGAACTCCTGGCTGCGTTCCCCCGGCTGCTGGTTGTAGTACTTCTGGGCGCTGGAGTACGACACCAGATCCACCCGCGCGCACCGCCGCGCCAACGCGATCCCAAACAATGCGGCCGCATCCCACCGGCGCATCGTGCCGTCCTTGGAGAACGCATCGTTCATCGAGCTGGACGTATCGACCATGACCAGGGTGTGGCCGTCCAACTCCGGGACGTTGTCCAGGGAGTAACCCAGGGCCTGCTCCAGCGGCCACGACCACCGCAGTGATGGTGCCGCCCGGTACGCGGCGAGGAACTGCAACGGCCGGACACGCGACTTCCGCACGTTGTCAGCGGTGGCCAGCACCTCCCCTACCTGGCGGGCCACCACATCGGAGACCCCGGCCTGGTCGAAGTTCCGCAGGTTCATCAACAGCGCCATGTACCCCATGTTCGGGATGCACGCAGACCACACCGCCGAGTCCATCGGGCCTTCCAGCCACCCACCGACAGCCTGGTGCGTCATCCCCGCAGCCTTGAGGACGTCCGGGCGCAGCCACTCCCGACGCAAATCAGCCGGTGTTGCCATCAACGCGACCCTAGCGGTGAGCATGCGCAGCTCCGGGGAGAGCATCACCGCCCCTGTCGCGACTTCCCGCTGTCGACGGAGGTAGTCGTACAGCACCCCACGCCACGTTCCCTTGATCGGTTTGGTGCCTTCGGTGTCGTGCAGGGAACCAGTCGGCCGGACCAAACCGATGACGTCAGCGAACCGGATCGGCTTATTCGGGGAGTCGTACTTGAGCACGCTCCACTCCGAGTACAGGCGCCACACCGCGTCAGCCAACCCACGCTTAACCGGCTTAGGCAGCGTCCCGCGCCCGAACGTGGCCCACCAGTACGCCAGGAACTCCCCCGGCTCATCGGCGCGCTGCAACACCGCATCCACCATCTGGCGTGTGGCGCCATGCTCACCGGCCTCCAGGCGTGCGTGCGCGGCCTCAGCGGCAGCAACGATCGCCCCAGAGCGCATCCCGGTGTCGAGGCGTAGGTAGGTCAGGAAGTCGACCATCCACTCCGGGTGGGTGACCGCGACGTCCTTGACTAGCTCAATGAACCGCTGGTCTCGTGCCACACCCATCTCGTGGTGGGTGTTCTCCTCCGGGGTGTACGTGACGGCCAGTAGGAACAACTCTGACGGCTTGTCACGGGCATATCCGGGGTGACCGAGCGCGGTCCGGCCGGTCGGGAATCGTTCGGTGGTGACCGGGCCGCGCGGTGCGCCGGCAACAGTCCCACGGTTGTACTTGGTCATCGTGTCGTCCCTCTCGTCAGAGGGGAGCTGCGCTGCACGTGTAGCGACCCGAGGTCAAACGGTGGGTGGCGGGGGTAGATCTACTGCACCAAGCCGGTGGTGCATACCTAACCCCGAGGGGTTGGCCGGAGTCGAACCGGATTCGTGTTAGCGAAGTAACCGTCGCCCGGCACACCGGGTCGCCCTGTGAAGTTGTCCAGCTCCCGAGATCAAACAGTTGATGGCGGACTTGCTGATCATTGCTCTGCCACTGAGCTACCCCGGACCGTTCCGGGGGCAGGAGTCGAACCTGCGCCACATGATTCCGAGTGAAGTAACCGTCACCTGCACACCGGGTGCTATGAAGTTTTTCGGCCCCCGAGATCAAACGGTGCCTGGCTGGGTTGTCCTTGCGAAAGAGAAGTACCAGTCGGGCGGCACACCGGGTGCGCCGCGCCAACGTAGCACCGGCGCCCACCGTCGCGCACCTGGGTTGTGTAACACGGCGCACCGTTGGGCCGATACGCCAGTTAATAGGCCAAACGACGGAAGCTGGCAGTCATGAGCATGATCACGGAGCAGGTCATAGAACGGGTCATCGGTGGGGTGCTGGCCCCGATCATCATCTTGCTGGTGTCCATCGAGTTGGCGGTCCACTCCCACGGGTACCTGCCGGTGTGGGTGACGCCGATCGTCCTGGTGATCGCGCTGGCTGGCACCGACCAGTACCGGCGCCCCATCACCGTCCAGCACGGTCAACACGCTCGGTAACCTGACTGTCGCCCACCGTGGGCACTGTCTGGTCAGTGATGCGCCCCAGACACACGACCGGCCAGCCACCCGCCCCCAATTTCGGGTTTGGTGGCTGGCCGATCATGCGGTGGGGTCCGGGGCGATCCCTGGGAGGTACGCAGCCGGTCAGCCCGCTGCGATCACCCCGGCCCTTAGAGGGGCTTCCCCACCCCCGTATCCCGGCTGCCGGGCCCACCCCTCGCCTACGAACCGACCCCAGTGGGATCAGGCGAGTCGCCATAGATGTCGCTGTAGTCGGTGCCTTCCACGTAGTCACATTCCTCGTCGGGGTTCATGACTCCGCGTCCTGCCGGCGCTTGGAGTCACGCCGCCCGATGCAACACCGGCACCGGGTGCTCAAACCATCCTGCCGCTTGGAGTCCTTGTAGAACTCAGCCAACGGCTGGTCCACCTGGCACCCAGTGCACATCCGTACGCGCGGCGCGGGGTCCGGGTTCTCCAACCGCTCCCCCACCCGACGCTCACGCCGACCGGCCTCGCCCCGCAGGGTGGCCCGACGCTCCTCCGCCGACAACCCACCCCACACACCGTCGTCCTGCCCGGTGGCCAGCGCCCACTCCCGGCACTCCGACTTCACCGGGCACCGCGCGCACACCGACTTAGCCTCCGACAGCTGCAACATCGCCGGACCGGACGTACCGACCGGGAAGAACAACTCCGGGTCCTCATCACGGCACGCTGCAAGGTCCCTCCAGTCACCCATTTTCCGCACCTCCTCCAGCTCCCCGTAGCGATGTCTTCGCTTCCGCCACGCTGGCCAACGTCGCCAGCACCTCCCGCCCGTGCCCGGTGTGGGCGTTCAGGGCCTCGATCAGCTCGTTCTGGACTGTGGTCAGCCACCGGTAGGCGTTGGTGATCCTCTGGTCGGTGGCGACCGTTTGGTCTACCCATTCCACGGTCACTGCCCACCCGTCCTTGCCGCCAGCCCAGTAACCACCTGGCGCGCAATGCCCACCAGCCACACACCCACGTCACCGTCTGGCTGACCGAGTGCGTGGATCGCACGGTTGGCCTGCTGGAACGTCAACACGGTGGCCTCTTCCACCACCGAACGGTCCCGGACCAGCGTCGCGACGAACGCGAACACCAGGTCCACGTTCTGGTCGTAGAGCCGTTGGGCTTGCGCGCGGGTCACCGCCGGAACCAGCCGATCACCCGGCGGGTCTTGCCCCACGGCTGCCGGGGGAACACCGCCATCTCCTTGACCAGCTCGGTCAGGTCATGCACCGCTGCGGTCAGGTCGGAGATCTCCGTGCACACCTGGTCGATGGACGCCTCAACGCCACCGCTGATCTCTCTCAGCGCCTCGGTGTGCGCCTCAGTCGCTTTCTCGATCGCCCTGGGTAGCTCTGGGAGGAACTTGCCCAGGACCGTGGAGATACCCCGCAGGTGCCGATCTCCCCCTACCGGTGGTGACGTGACCATGGCCGTTACCCCCTGGCCCGGACGCGGGCCACGCCAGCCACGACACCGAGCACCGCAATGGCCACGACCAGCGCGCCGATGAACGGCTGGATGTGGAACGTGTTGATCGCCCACACCTCTTTGTCTCCGTCGTCGCCGCCATCGCACGCCGTCAGCGACAAGCCGCACAGCGCGATCAGTACCGCGTACCTCATGTCCGCTCCTCCGTGTCGGTGGTGCCGTCGCACCTGGTTAGACGCCTGATAGCGCCATAGTGTGTAGTCCAAACGGGTGAAGGCTAGAGCCTCATCCCCGTGATGGTGCTGAGCATCTTCATCCACACCGGCTCCAAGCCTGGCTGATCTCGCCACTGGTCTGGACCGGCATTAACTGCGAGGTGGGCCAGCGTTATCTCCACCAGTTCCTCAAGGTCGCGCTGAGTCACCCAACGCATGGCACAGGTCTCTTCTTCGCTGCGGACCGGCTCACCGACCCAGCGGACCGCGTCAAACACTCTCCATCGGTGATGATCTCCGCCTGGCCGCCGGCACCTGTTTTCGTGTGTGTCGATCAGGACCAGGCGCAACTCGACTGCCCGGAGACCGGCTTCCTCCCGCAGCTCCCGCGCTGCCGCGTCGGCGTAGGTCTCACCCTTGTCAACGTGGCCAGCCGGGGGAGCCCACCCGTAGGGGGGATTGCGCCGCTGGATCAGCAGCAATTGACCGTCTCGCCGGACCAGTATCCCGACGCTGGTGTTATTGCATCTGTCCATCTGGGCTCTCCGTGTCTGGTGGTCCGTCGACCGTTGATTTCCCTATGACCGTAACCCTCGTTTCACCACCAGGTCAACGGTTTTCTAGTAACTCACCCGAAGTAATGTTACGTACGGAGCGTTCAGGTTGTGGTGCTGCTACGGGACCACTTCCACCCAGTCATCCACCACAATCACCCGCCGCCGGTACACACGCGCCCGGTTGACACGGACCTGACCATCGATCCACTGCTCCAGCGGGTAGATCCGCTCCAGGTCCGGATGCGACTTGCGGACACACATGCTCCCGTCCGAGAACAGGACCGCGTGCTCGATCACGACCTCACCGGCGAGCGGGGGTCCGAGGCCGCTCCGGTCCGGTCGGCCCGGCGTCGTGCTCGGCTGGGTATTCACCAATGGCCTCTTTCTCCTGCTCGGTTAGGGATACCCGCAGGTGACCCACCCCAGTGTCGGTGTTCCACCACCACCACTCCCGAACCCCACCCACACCAGCGATGGCAGCGACCGCCGCGCGCTCCACCTGGGTCGCGGACCGCACCCGCTTACGCCGCATGGGGTCGCTGATTGACACACTCGCGTGCCAAACTGGCACGCCATCGTTGAGACGCGCTCAACGGTCCACGGCCAGCAAGACCCTCAGCAGGTTCCCCCCGGCCGTCGTATTTTCTCGAGTGAGCGGTCCCAGGACCGCTGGGTCAATGTCTGCTCGGTTCAGCGGGTGGGTCAGCGCGTACTCCTGCTGGTCGGTCACCGGCCGCATTCCCAGCACCCGATGCCACCGCAGTTACATGGCCCCGCGTCTTTCACCGGCTCCTCCTCCACCTTGACCGCTGTGATCTCGTATCCCGCTTCGGTCAGCTTCTGGTGCAGCTCGTTCACGTCCTCATCGAACATCACCGGCCACGGACACCCACCGAGGTTGCACACCGTCATCCCGTACCGGCACGCGCGGTGCTCCTCCCGCAGCCCGGTCACCACCCGCTGCAACGCGTCCCTGCCCTCGATGCCCATGGCCGTCACACCAGGCTCTTGATCAGGTGTGGGCGGAGCACGTCACGCGCGGCGTCCAACGTGTCGAAGTACCGGGGGGTGTCACCGGTGCGCCCCGTCCAGGTGTGCTCGGCCGCTGCCTTGAGCGCGGCGTCCACATCGATGTTCTTCTTCGGCACCAGGTGGGCCTTGCGGAACCCCACCATCCTGGGCAGCTCCACCGTGGTGGAGTACCCGACCGGGCGCACGGCCTTGATCTGGCCGTCGCGGGTGATGTTGGTGACCACTGCGACGGTGAACTCCGGGTGGGACTTGCAGCCCTTCCCGATCACGTAGTCGGTGTGGACGCTTTCCACGACCACCAGGTCCCCGCGCTTCGCTGGCTCCATCACAAACCTCCGTGTCTCGGTGGAGCCCGGCGGCCCCACTCACCCGGTATATCGCCACTGGCGCCGGCAGTGTTACAGCTACCTCGACAGCCTGTTGACTTTCGGCTTGTGCTTGATCGGCAGATCGGGGTTGTTCGGCCACCAGAACCCGCGTGTGTTCCTCCACTCCTGGTGCCGGTCCGGTCCGCTACCAACCCAGTACCGGCGGCGCACCCCATCGATCCACTGCCGGTAGCTCGGTGACGTCCCCGTACCGGGGTGCTGCACCGGTTGGGCCTCCCGCCGCAACGTGATCACCGTGACCTCGGTCGGTAGCTTCCGGCGCGCGGCCAACCGCATGATCGCCCGGTCGGTGCGCTCACTGGTGTGCGTGGAGATCGTCTCGTCCAGCAGGCCCCACAACGCCAAGACCATGCACCCCATGTTCAGCCCGGCGTGCGCGGTCAACCCCTCATCGGTCATTCGCTGCTCTTGCTCAGGAGACGGTGGGATCGGCGACGGGCCAACCCTCAGACCATTCGGCAACCAGTAGGTGCCGATCCCATGCCACCGGCCCAGCAGCCTGCGCAACTCCGGCCGGTCGGTTTCCACGGCGACCTCATCCGGTTCCCGGTACAGGTCGTTGAACGTGGTCAACAGCCACCCCACATCACCGCCACGGTCCTGGGCTGGTCCCCACGTCAGCGAGTGGATGATGGTCCGGCGCCCTCGCAGCTCCCGGAACTCGATCGGCTTCTCCAGGACCACGAACCCGCACTGGCGTGGCGGCCGGTAGTCCTCACCGACCCGCGTCAGTTCGTGCATGGCCTCGACACGCGCCAACACCAGGCCGGTCATCTGCTCGGTCACCAGGTAGGCGCGTGCGTTGCCCACGTTCCTGGCGATCGTCGGGGCCACACTGCTGACCTGGCTGATGACCTTGTCCTGCCGGGCGAGGCCGTCTAAGTACCGGCAGGCCGGTGTGTTCCCGTTCCCCAGAATGTCCGCTAGGTCCAGGTGTTGGGCGAGGACGTCACGCGGTCGCACCGGTCAGTCCTCGTACAAACCGAGGGAGTAGGAGTGATACGGCTCCACCCACACACCCGAGGGGAACCGGATCGCCTGCTCCGTCGAGACACGCACCGCGCTGGCAGCGTCAGCACCGAACTCGTCCACCAGCGTCGTGGAGACCTCCTCGTTGACCCCACCCATCGACGCGCGGTAGGCCCACTCGAACGGCCCGTCCTCCCAGCAGATCAACCAGGCAACCTGGCCGTCCCAGTTCTCGATCAGCGTGATCTCGTGCGCGTCGTCGTAGTTCTTGTACCGGGCGCGCACAGCGGCCAGTGCCGCTTCGGCCTTCTCTCGCGTGATAGCCATGGTGTCCTCCGTGTCCGTGGCCGGGAACGTCTCCCGGCGTCTACTCACCTATCGTCGCTTGCCGGCCGGGCGTTACACCTCACCCTCGATGATCTGACCGGCCACACGGTCCCTCATCTTCTTCTCGATGTGGGAGTCAGTGACGTACGCACCGCAGTTGAATGCCGCGCCCGCCACAGCACAAGCCGACCCGATGACGAACACCACCTGGGTCCACCCGTGGAACGCCAGCACCGACACCGCCACCATCACCAGCGTCAGCAAAGTCAGCCCGATCGCCCTGGACGCGCGACGCTCAATGGGTGTTGGCACCCGATCGCTGTTGACCATGTTCGTTACCTCCGTGTCGGCTGACCATCAGACCCGATGCCTGATGGTTCGTTCCATCCCATCCACTCGGCGTACTGGTCACCACCGGGGATCTTGTTCGCACCGGGCCCGCACGCGCACCACCACAGCAACCCGGTCGGTGACTGCGCTGTCCGGCGCGGGTGGCCCTCGGGGCACCTGCCGTCATCGCAGATCCCGTCACCCCACCGGCGCCCGGTCATGGGCAGCACCACGCGCACGGCGGCCGGGTGGTGTTGCAGTAGCAGCCCTCCGGCGCGCGCTCCGGGTCTTCGCCGGACAGCGCAGTCACCGGCCCGTGGCCCAGTCGGATCACGTTGCCCCGCCCCGGTTCCTCCCCGTCGCACAGTTCCCGGTCACCGTTGACGCCCGAGACCACGGTGCGCCACGGTGCCGGCGTCGCGGTCCGTTCCACACCGACCAGGCACCGCTGGCATGTGCCGCGTAGCGCGTCACCCGCTGGGTCCGGTGGTGGTTTCGGTGGTCGTGGCCTCGGTGGTCGGCTGGCTTGGATGACTCTGGCCAGCTCGATGACACCGGCGAAGAACTGGTCGGCCGGTCCCATCACGACCGCCCATCGATGCGCGTGGTGAACACCCCGAACAGCTCGCCACCCTCGCCACGCACCTCGTACCGGGTGTGCATGTAGCAGTCGTCATCGGTGGTCGTCGGACCAGCCTGGAGATGGACCGCGACCTGGTCGGCCGACCCATCAGGGTCCAGCGCGACGATCCCGGTAACCGGGAAGGTCCCGCAGTAGTGGGCGTTCTGAACGTCACCGGAGAGCTGGGCGATGGTCATCAACCGCCACACCCCCATCTCCGGGTCCCACGCCAGGAACTGGGGGTCCGGTTTCGGTTCCTCGTCGGCTGTCAGGTCGTCGGGCTCCCGCAGGTGATCGGCCTCCGCGCGGCTCATCTGCGCTGCCATAGCATCGCTGTACTCAGACACCTCTCTGCTCCTTCCGTGCCTCGGCGCGCAACCGCTCCAACTCGGCGATTAACCACGCGACGTCGTACCGGTTCACCGGACCGAACAAGTGGTCAACCTTGATCCTCAGCAACCGATCCACGCGGGTCATGGTGACTCCATCGCGACGGCCAGATCCAGGGCAGCCTCAGCCAACCGGCGCCGAGCCTGGGCACGCATCTTGCCGATCTCCGTCAACCGCTCCAACGGGAAATCGATGTACTCCAGACACCGGGCGAGCTGTGACGTCACCCTCCGGTACCGATCCGACGCCTCGACCAGCTTGGCCCACTCCGGGGGTTCATCACCCAGGTGGATCTCATCCCAGATCCGCAGGTAGCTGTGGATCTCATCGACGTCTTCCGCGCCGAGCTCCACCGTGAACGTCTTAGCTGTGGTCACACCACGGACGGTGTCCTCAATGAACTTCGGTCCGGCGAGTCGGTAGCCGTGGCCGGTGTCGTTGGCGTCCAGGGCGCTGATGTTCGCGCGGCCACGGGCGTCGCCTTCCAGCACGATCTTGGTGTAGTTCATCGTGCCTTCCTCCACTCCGGGACCTCGTTGTACTCGGACACGATCTTGGCCAGTGCCCAAGCCTTCTTGTCTCGGAGTGCGTGCCGGGCGTTTACGCCATCCAGGCCCGGCGACCAAACCACGTCAACCAGGCGCCCCAGGGAGTCATCCCGGACACGGATGTACTCGGTCCGCTGCCGGCCATCCCGGCGTACGACACGGCGAATTTCAACGGTCCCGACCAAGTCCTGCCGTGGCTCGGAGTGGACTTTCCACCCGTTGGCTCTGGCGGCTGCCAGGATCTCTTCTCTTGCGATCATGATGGTCTCCGTGTCGTTCGGGGTGCTGGCCGTCACCAACACCCCCGAACCTACCCCCACCGGCGGTCACAGTCAACGCCCAGTTAGGCCGTTCCCTCCGCCTTCCACACATGCCACCGCGTTGCCGCCGTAGCGATCTCCTGGGGGGAAATGCTGATCGCCCGCTCCGGGTCAGCCTCGAAATACACAACCCAATCACCGGTGTACGGATCACGGATCACAATCAACGTCGCAGAGCCACCCGTAAGAAGGCGACCCTGCAACGCAACCCGCTGCTGCTGATTCTGTGGAACGGTCCGGTGCGGTCCTGGAATATCCGCAGAGCCCATCGGTCCCCCTCAGATCGTTACCTCCCACCGGCCGCGCCACGCTTGATCGCAGCCCACAACGAACCACGACACCACGCCGGTCGCATGTTCCAGCAGATAACCGCGTCCAACACGCGGCAACCGGTCGCCAAGGTATCCATCACTCTCACTGTCCAAACATCACGACGGGTGACCATCACCCCCACCCCATCAACCAACCCATCACTGGACTAAGCCACCCGACCATCCCCATAGCCATGATCGCAGTCAACAGGAACATCACGGGAACCGCGAGGAACTTCTCTCCCGCGCTGTCAGTGGAGAACCAATGCAGGGAGTGGCGCTTCCACACCTCTTTGTGACGCAGATAGTTGTAAACCGCGCTAAACGGGACACCGGACGGTGTGGGGCAATCCGCGATGATGTGACTGGTAGTCCCCACGAACACCGCAGCACCCCACCACCAGCACCAGGGTGCGATCGGTGGGATCTGCGACGTCAGCAACACCACCACCAGCCCAGCCAGCAGGCACCACTCAATGCAATGCGACGGGCCACGGTGGACGTCGTCGCGGTGCTTGTCCTTCTCCGTGCGGATCATGTACCCCAGGTGGCCGCTCCCGCGAACGAGAGCGGCACCGGGGTGCATCCGGCCCTTGAAACGCGGGTGATCCAGGTCGTTCCACGTTGAGGAGAACACGACCAACGCACCGCACGCGATCGCGACCGGCAGCGGCACCCCCAGCATCACCATCGACCACGCCTTGCCCAATCCCAAGGGCGAGGCGGTGGCGTGGTGCCCCAAACGCATCACGCTGACCCCTCCTCCAGCACGGACGCCGAGCGCCCCTCGTTCCACTTCTTGATGTCTTCCCACCGGTACAGGCTGGGCTTGCCCGGCCCCGACGACACCGGGTCCGGGAACCGAGCGTCACGATCCCGGCCGTTGCGTAGCGTCTTGATGTTCAACGCCAGGCGCTCCGAAGCGTCCGCGAGGCTGATCGCTTCCGAAGGCGGAGGAGGCACGATCGCCAGGTGAGGCAGGTGCGTCTCACCGTCGTGTGTTTCCCCAGGATGAGGTACCTCAGCGGTGCCCCGACCATAGGGTGATCCACTTGCTGCCTCGGCTGCCTCACCGGCCGGAAACATGGTCACGGTGCCGCTCAGCGCGTAGTCCAGGGCGTCCTGCTCGTCAGCCCACAGCACCTGCACCGGTGTCGCCTCGTCGCCCACCGCGACGTACACGCGACCAAGGTGGTTGGTGTACCGAGGGTAACGGCCACCGCGCTTGCACTCCGGCGCCAACATGTTCCACGTTGACGTCGTCGCCCGACCCAGCACACGGGTCGACATGTTCTCTCGAGCGGCTGTGCCACCGATGGCCTGACAGGTCAGCTTCTGGCCGATCGGGATCACGTGGACCCGACCCTGCCGGCCCATCGCCATCGCCCGACCCAACGCGACCATCGACGGTGGCTTGAGCGGCATACCCGTCGCCCGACGTGCCTTCCACCACTTGTTCAGGTCATCCTCAAGGGTGTTCAGCTCCTCAGCGATGACCATGATCCGGGGGCCGACCAGCGCGGCATCCACTTCACCCCGAATGTTGGCGTGGCGCTTGATCTGAACGAACCGCCGGTCCACCTCATCGGACAGCCACATCAAGGCGTTGTGGATCTCCTCCTCGGAGCAGGCGTAAAGAACACCGGGGTGGTGCCGGCACCACGCATGGGACACCTGCTTGCGGTCCAGCACGATCAGGACCCCACCCCACCACAGGTGCTGCATCATGATCGACCGTGCCGCTGTGGACTTCCCGGCGTTGGTGGCCATCGAGAACCCCACGTGGGGTGCCTGGGCGTCGAGGTCCAACCCGTACGGGACGTCCCGTGGGGCAAGACCCAGGACCGGTCGGCCTTCCTTCGCTGCGTCGATCATCGCCCGTACCACCGGGTCGGTGAACCGCACCACCTCCCGTGGTGCGGGTGCGGGACGCAGCTCAACGAAGGGGCGCTCCCCCACCAAATCGAACGTCGCTGTGGGGTTGTGCAGCCCGATCTTGCGCCCCACCAGCCGGACCAGGGCCTTCTCCTGCGCCTCGTTGGGGTTGTACAGCTTGGGCAGGTCAATGACGGTGGGACGGTCATCCACGTCAACGGGTACGTGGATGAACGCACGCGGGTCCAGGGTGTATTTGGCGTCGCCGAAGTGCGCGGCCAGGACCTCACCCAGTGGGGCGATCAGTTCCCGCCGGTGGACGTAGCGGCGTCCCTTCTCCCAGGTGACCCACCCACCGATGGCCAACCCGACCCACACCAGTACCCGCAGGGTCGCGTCGGTGGCAGCCGGGTTGATGATCGCGCCGTACACGGCGAGGATCAGGCCGGTCAGGGCCAGCATCCGTGTCCCGGACCGGCGGCGCTGTGGGTAGTGGGCCCACCGGGACGCGTACCCGTGGGGCGTCAACGGTTGGGTGCCGGGCTTGGCCCACCGGTGGTCTGTGCGTCGTTTCCCGTCGAGGTCACGTCCGGCCAGTAACCGGCCGCTGATGCGCGCGACCTTGAAAGCCTTCTGTGTCTTGGTTGTGGCGGTGGCGGCCACTGTCCTACCTCCTATCACTGGACCGGTGCGCCCGCCGCCGCGCTGGTCACGATGTTTTGGCCACGTAAAGGGCCCCTGCGAAGATCAGCAAGAAGATGGGGTGGGCGACCGCCACGCTTGTCAGCGCCCCGATTGCGGTCGCCGCCCCTGTCAACCATTGGTCTGTTGTCACCTAGAGAGCCAGTTGAGGATCCCGTTCACGCCCTTCGCGGCGCTCGCTGCTTTGCCGCTGCCCTTGCTCTTGTTCTTGTTGTCGCTGTCCTTGATCTGTGCCGCGACGTGCTTATCGGGATCGTATTTCCCGTTCTGTGCGGCTGCGCCGCCCACGTAGCGGTCCTCGTGCCCGTAGTCGCCAGTCAAAAGTCCCATGACTATCACTCCTCATTTCCGTTGGTTTACTTGCCGAATAGATCGTCTAGTGCTCCAATCACATTCACCCCCTACATCCACCGCAGTGGATTCCGGCGCATCCTTTGCCGCCACCTTTGAGTAACGCCAGCAAGAACACCAACCCCGCCAGGGTCGCTATCCCGGTAATGCTGGAAGCGATAGCGGTGCTGTGCACACCGAACCAATCGAATGCAGCGGCGATACCTAGATAGATGTGATAGATGACCCACAACGCCCCGCCACCGAGGCTGGCGTACAGCAGATACCGCAGCACCATCAGCGACGCGATGAAGTAGTCACCGATCTCCCACTGCTCCCGGTCGTATTCCGGGCCGACCGGCAGGATCGGTGTCCCAACCAGCAGGTGTATCCGTGCCCGCTCCTCACCGGGTACGACGGGGTCCAGGCGCTCCACGCTCACCAGCGCGCCCATCTCCTGATACCGGGCGATGGTGTACAGCACGTCAGCGGACCGACCCACCACCTCGTGGAAGATCGGTGGCATCACGGCCTGGGTGCGGGTCGCGGGTGCGTTGGTGGTCACGCCACTGCCTCCAAGGTGTTGGCGTCAACAGCCGCCAGGCGACGGGCAACCCGGTCGGTGACACCCAGCTCGGCCATCAGGACCCGGCGGCCGGCACGGGGCAGGCCCTTGGCGTCCCGGTCCCGGTGCAGCGCCCGTACCCGTGCGATCAGGTCGGTGTCAACGTCCTGGGTGGGGTGGGGTGCTGCTGGTGGGGCGGTCCGCTTGGTGGGTTGCGCCGGGGGAACGGGCGCGGGTTGGGTCACCATCTCCTGGGTGGGACGCTGCGCCGATGCGATTGGTACAGCGGGTGGCGGTAGTGGTGCTGGTGCTGGGAACGCTGGCGCTGGTGCTGGGACTGGAGTGGGTACTGGTTGGGTCGCTGCCCTAGCGGCGTCCCGCGCCACGGCCTCAACGTCGCGGCGCATCGCGGTGAACTTGAGCAACACGTCCTGCCCGTACTCGGTGAGCACCACCAGCAGGATCACCAGGAACGAGTGGAAGAACGCCATCAGGTAGTGGCCGTCCCGTAGCGCGATCGCGGTGTTGATGACCAGCGACATGCCAGCGGTTGTCAAGCGCAGCGCGCGACCCCAGTTGCTGGACAGCCCGTGGGCGTACAGCCGCCGGTCACCGATCAGTGCGACGCACAAACCGATGTCCACCGCGAGACCGGTCGCCAACCCCAGTGCCCGGTTATCACCGAGTGCCCCGTACGCCAGGAAGGCGTTAATCGCGCTTCCGCCCATGACGACTAAGGCGCAACCCCACGTCCCGGCGACGATGGCCTTCGCGGTGCGTTCCGCGTCTTGCCTCACTGCGCTTCCCCTCCCTGACTGGATTGGTTGTGCCGACCGGTCGGACCTCCGTTGACATCCCGACCGGTCAGCACTTGCCAGTAACGTTACTACGGGTTGTTCCGTTGTGTAACGGAAGGGTTCACGTTACATAGTTTCATCTACATATGGGAGACTCAGAACGTGACAGCACCTATCGGACCTACAGTGCGGCGCCATCAACTCGCCCATGCCCTGCGTCAGCTCCGGCTTGCCGTGAAGTGCTCGGTGATGGACGCGGCCCATGCGTTGCGGTGTTCCCGACCGAAAATCCAGCACCTGGAGTCCGGCCGGAACCTGCCCAGCTACCCCGACCTGGAAAGCCTGCTTCGCAGGTATGACCGGGTGGATCTGTTGGATGAGCTGGATGAGCTTCGGGTGGCAGCGGAGGAACGCGGGTGGTGGACTACCTACCGTTTGCCACCGTGGTTGCAGGCGTATGTCGGTCTGGAAACCGACGCCGTGGCGGTGCGGTGTTTCGCGCTGGAGTTGGTGCCCGGCCTGGTGCAGACACCTGATTACGCGCGGGACACCTTGATGAGGTGGGGCGCGAAGAACGGCGACCTGGACCGTGGAGTGCGGGTGCGGATGGAACGCCAGCGTCGCCTGGACGTGGACCTCGCCCTGTCTGTGGTGATGTCGGAGGCGCTGCTGTGGCGCACGTTCCACATGGGCGAGGTTGGTGCCGGGCAGTTGAGCCACATGGCGGGGGTCGCCAGCAGGAAAGGCGATGGTGGGGTCACGCTGTACGTGCTGCCGTTCGCTGCCGGTGGGCACCGCTCGATGTCGGGTTCGTTCACGCTGATGGACTTCCCTGCCGGCGCGTTGCCGACCGTGGCTTACCAGGAGTACGCAGTCGGTGGGCACCTGGTTGATGAGCCGGACTCGGTGTTGAAGCTGACAGGGCTGTTTGACGATTTGAGGCGGCAGGCCCTGGACTCGGAGGCCAGCTTGGCGCTCATCACGGATTTCGCCACCAGGGCGAATAGATAGGAGAGGTCATGGATGCCGGAGTAGAGATCGGCCGGTGGCAGAAGCCGGGCTTCTGTGAGAGCGCCAACGACTGTGTGGAGGTCGCCAAGGTCGCGGGGGGTGGCCGGTTGGTGCGTAATTCCAGCCTTGGCGATGCCGGTCCTGTGGTGGCGTTTACTGAGTCGGAGTGGTCGGCGTTCATCGGTAGCGCGAAGGTTGGCGAGTTCGACTAGGCGACCGGGTCCCCCTGCCGCCCGTTCTTGATCGGGGTTGTGGGGGCCTCTCGGACGGGTGGGGTTCCCTCGGTTGACGCGGACCGGGGGGACCCCACATCTATGTATTGACAACGACCGGCCCGTGGGTAGGATTGGGTTAGTGCCTGACGGGGCCGCTGACACGGAGGACAACATGGATTACCACGACTCCCTGACCGGGTTGGACCACCGGTACGAGCGGTTCCTTTCCCACTACTGCTCGATCCACAACCAGGTGTGTGACCCGTGGTACCCGGTCACCCCGGCCATGATCCGCGACAAGGCAGCCAAGGACACGAACCTGTCCGATGGGGCATACGTCGCACTGTCGGAGGCGTTGCGCGGCGACGACACCACTGGAGGCTGACATGCAGGACCTGTTTGAAGAGATCATCGATCGCGTCGAGTACGACTTCCGCGAGGACGACGACGAGATCCAGGGAAACTGGGACATCACCAGGTCCGGCAACATCTTGACCATCAAGTACTTGCCGTATGACGTCTCGCCGTTCCCCGAGGCCACCATGGTCTACCGGGTGGAGCGCATCAGTTAGCTGTAACGGGCACCGGCCGCGTGGCGATAAACCGAGTGACAGCCAAACAGCACGGACCGAGGGAGCCAGCGATGAGCGCGACACGCACCGACATTCACAGGCCAAGCGCACCGACGTTCGACCCCGAGGCTTACGACTGCCAGGGTGTCTTCGACCTGAACCCAGAGTGGGGCGACAACGGGGACAGGATTCGGACGGTCAACCGGATGATCCAGGAGGGTTACCGGTTTGCTTCCCACCAGGCCGGTGGCCAGTGCGGGCACTGTGGGGCGCGCCTGCGGTACGTGGCGCTGCTGACCTACGACCCGAGCATGGAAATGATCTGGGTGGGGGAGACGTGCCTGTCGGGGCGTTTCGAGTCGCTGACTAAGGCCCAGTTCGATCAGCTCCGCAAGACCGCGAAGCTGGATCGGGAACGTCAGGCACGGATCGCGGCTTTCCAGGAGCTGTGCCAGGACTGCCCGGCGCTGGTGTGGGCGACCTACGCGCACAACATTGGGGTAGCCGGGCTGGGTGACCACCGGGCCGACCTGCCGGCGCTGGAGCAGACATGGGGTCAGCGCAACGACAAGAGCTGGGCGATCGGTGTGCTGGATGACATCGCCAACAGCGCCAACCGGTACGGGAACCTGACGGTCAAGCAAGCGGAGCTGATCGAGCGCCTGGTGGGGGAGCTGGAGACCGCAGAGGAGGCCACCGGGGCGCGGTCAGCGGCCAAGGCACTGGAGGAGGCCAACGCTAAGCCAGTCCCCACGGGCAGGTTCGTGATCGAGGGTGAGGTCCTGACGGTCAAGCCTCAGGTCAACGACTTCGACCCCTTCGGTGGGTCGGTGTTGAAGATGTTGGTGGCCGGTGACGGGTGGAAGGTGTGGGGCACTGTCCCGGCCGCTATCGACGGCGTGGACCGGGGTGACCGGGTGAGGTTCACCGCGACGGTCAAGCCGAAGGAAGGAGACGAAACGTTCGGGTACTACTCCCGGCCGAGCAAGGCCGAGGTGCTGGTGAAGTAAGCGGTTAGCGGTGGGGTGGCCGCCGGGTCACCCCCAAGACACGGGAGGCCAAGGAAATGTTCAGCACAAGCTCGGAGGGGCGGGGTCCGTACGGCGCGGCGCACCGCCACGTCGGGGAAGACGCCGAGACGTTCATCGAGAGGTCCCTTGAGGAGGGGCACCAGCCGGACGCGGTGGCTTACCCACAGGAGGACTAGCGGACTGGGGTGTAACGGTGCGGGGCCCGGTGGCGATATACCCCATGTAAGGCGTTGACATTGACCGCCTACAGGGTAGGTTGAGGAGTGGGGCCGCCGGGCTCCGCACGACACGGAGGTACCGAGATGGATCTCAAGACCGCGACACCGGTGGAGATTGACACTGAGCTGGCGCGCATCGGCACGGAGATGGCGAAGCAGTACGCGGTCATTGACCGCGCGGAGAGCACCATCGCGATGGAGCGTAAGTACACGTCACCGGCGGGCACGGTGAACCAGCGCCGGATCGACCAGTGCCAGGACCTGATCAACGCCGCCGGGTCGGAGTTGTCGCGGCTGATGGTGGAGCGGTCACCGTTTGAGGCTGAGTTCGTCGCCCGCGACGGGTGGACCCGGTACTACCTGGTGGACAACGACAACGGGCACGTCCACTACGACGCCAGCAACCGCCGGTGCTCCCGGACCCCGTCGACATCGCACATTTGGTTGGTTGACCAGTCAGGCCGGGAGCCGGAAGCGCTAGTCGAGGACGCCGGAGAACGGGCGTGCACCGTGTGTTTCCCGTGGGCTCCGCTGGAGACGTTGAAGCGGCCGACGATGTTTCACACACCGACCGAGCTGGAGAAGCTGGAGGCACGCAAGGTCCGGGAGCAGAGGGCAGCGGTGCGCGCAGCGAAGGCGATCACCAACCCGGATGGCACGCCGTTGCGCAACGGTGGCCGCTATGGGGAGCGCATCAACAGCGTGGTGAGTGCGGAGCGCGCCGTGATCGACATCAGGGTGTGGGCCAAGATTTACCACCGGGCGTTGGACGCTGAGGAGCTGGCCGACATCGAGCGGATTTTGGTGGCGCTGGCACACAAGCGCGGTACTGACGTTGAGACCGAGCGCGCCGCGTTGGAAAGCCGGTACGTGGCCAAGTGCAAGCGGGAGGGTGTGACGCCGTGAGCGCCGGTATTCCCTGCCAGGACCGGGCCGCGCACCGTTCGGCCTGGCAGGTTCAGGTGCGCAAGCGCGATTATCACGGCAAGTGGTCGGCTTACTCGCTGGTCAGGTGCACAGATCCTGGCTGTTGTGGACTGTGGCGCACGAAAGCGGCGTACGTTGACGCACTTCCCGACCTAAAGGGTTGACACTGACCCGTCAGTGGGTAGGGTTAAGGGTGTTGGTGCGACGGCCCAACAGGACACGGAGGCACAGGATCATGGACACGAATCTCCTCACCGAAGTTGAGGCAGCCGAAGTCGGACTGATCACCCTGGGATGCGACTCCTGCCGTCAGGCAGTCGGGCTGGCCCCAATCCACCCGGAGCGGATCGCGCCCGGCACCTGGTACTACTGCCCCACCTGCCACGCCCAGCGCAAGGTCAACGTGTGGAGCGACCGGCTCCCCCACCCCGTGGACGCGTTCTTCGGTCTGCTGTGGGTCGCCATCATGCTGGCCGGGCTGGTCGGAATCCTGTACCTGGTCACCCTCGACGCCGCGACCCGCTACGGCCACGATTACTTCAACCAGGGCCACTACCTCGCCACGGTGTTCGTGGGTGGGTTGTGCTGGCTGGTGGTGGCGAGCTTCGCGACCCGCGTTTACGCCCTGGTGTTGGGTGCGCTCGGCTGGTCCTTGCGCGCGGTGTGGGACGCCGTCCGGCCAGTGGGGAGAGCAGCGTGATCGGTCTGCACGACCAGCACAAGGCGCTGAGCAACTACGACTACCTGAACCGCTTCGGTGGCCGGTACCGGTTCGTGTGCGCCGGTCTGTACCGGGTCGCCAGGACCCTGGTGGTGTCCGTGCTGGACGACCACGGCGACATCCGGAAGGACCGGTCCGACGCGGAGCTGTTCGCTGCCGTCGCCGAGCACCATCCCGACTTCCAGCGTCAGGTCACGGAGCTGGACGCGCTCCGGCCGTTCCTGGTGCGCGGTGAGGTCGAGCCGTTCGACCCCAACGGCCCCGAGGCTCTACAGCGGGTCACACATCTGCGGTCAGCGGCCCACGATTTGCTGCTGCTGGCCATGACCGTCCGAGCGGACACGGAGGCACGACGATGAACACCAGACCGATCCAGTCGTACAACCATGGGCTGATCCGGGTGGTGGTCCATTCCTTCGGGTACCTCCACGAGCCGCCACCGGACGCCGACATCACCATCGACCTACGCCAGGTGGCGCGCGACCCACACACCACCCCGGAGATGCGTGAAATGACCGGGCTCGAGCTGGCTGTGAAACGTCAGATCCTGGCCAACCCCGACATCCTGAGCGTCCTGGCCGCGCTGGGTCAGCTCGTGCGCGCGTACCTGCCGAGTAAGGACGCTGCTGGGACCGTGGTGCGCGTGGCGATCGGGTGCGCCGGTGGCCGGCACCGGTCGGTTGTGGTGGCGAATGAGCTAGTGGCCCGGCTTGTCCGGGGTGATGTCGGTGCTGATGTGGAGCACCGGGACATCCTGCGCCCGGTGGTGATCCGGTGACCACGCCGAGCAAGTCAGCGTTCGAGTACTACCGGGAGGCCCAACGGCTTTACGCGGTGGCCGAGGAGATGGGGCCGGGTGCGGACCGCACTGATTCCCTCCTGGCCGCGACGGCGCAGGCAGCGTTGGCCACCGCGACGATGGCGATTTACGGGGACTGCCAGCGGGCTAAGTTCCCACTGAACACACGATGATCAACGACACGGAGGAGTGACCATGGAATGGCGACGTAGGCGCCGGCACAGCAAGGGCCCGGTGTACTGGAACACCAGCTGGGGTTGGCCAACATCGTGGGGACTCCGCGAGGGCCGGTCAACGTACAACGTGACCAGGCATCGGCTGACTGAGCGGTTGCCGTTCCGTTTGGGGTCGCTGATTTTCGGTGGCCGGAGGAGGTAGCGTGGCGTTATCCCCCTTGCGGGCAGGAACCCCGGACCACGTGCTCAACGGTCCGGGGTTCCTGTCGTCGTAGGTCAGAAGTCGCCGTCGACTCCGACCGGCCAATCCTGTGCAGGTGCGGTAGCGGTGGGTGGGTTGGGGCAGAACCCCGGTGTGTCACCACACGCCAACGCCGGTGCCACCAGGCTCGTTGCTCCACCAGCCACCAGCAACGCGGCCACCGCTGCACCTGTCGCGATTACTCTGTTCATGATTCCTCCACCGATTCGAGGGCCCCTGACGGGCCTACAACCGGTGTATCGCTTCAACCACCGGTGGTGTTACGGCCGGTGTCAGCGCCGGTACCAGCGCCCGTCACGGTCATTGTGACGCCAGTGCTCCCACCGGTTGTGCTGCCGATCCCAACGCCACTGGTCATGCCCCTGGCATGGGCGTGCCCACTGGTTGCGCTGGTTATCGCAGAAGTCACCCCGGACTGGCTGGGCGACGCTGACGGCCCCTGCCTGCGGGGTCAGGGTGTCCGCTGACGCGGAACCAACACCGAGCAGGGTGAGAGCCCCCGCTGCTGTGAGCACTCCAGCACCAAGCCGCGCTGCTGTGCGTGAACGTGCGATCACTAGTCGAACCTCCTGTATTCGTGTCCAGTTGACACCCTCATGGACGTTCGATTCTTACCGCGCGTTGTTCAAAGGCCCCTGGGTGTTACCTGTGAGGACGCTATCGGTCTAGCCAACGGCCCGTGAGACTGTGATCCGGGCACCGGGGTGATCGGGTCCGTCACCGAACCCGGCGTAGTCCTTCACGCCGCGCGCGTCGAGGACCTGGCCGTCATCGAAATACAGTGCCGCGTCCTTCATCGCATCCAGGACAGCACGGATCAGCTTGTCGACGTCCGGCCTACTCACTGGATACGTCCGGCGCTTCTTCGGTGCGCTGATCGGTCGCTTCATCGAGAAGAACACGACAACCACCAGCCCCGACCCGCGAGGGAACCGCCCGGCGTACTGCTCGGCGGCGCTCTTGACCTCCGACCGCCACGCTTTGAGCGGCCCTTCCATGTGCTTATTGTCGATCACCGTGGCGCGGCCAGTGAACTCCCTGCTGTCACCGCGCCCCCGGTAGATCGGCATGGCGCGTTTGGAGCCTTGCGGGACTGGTGAGCCCAAGACGTCGAACGTGATCGGGTCATGCGTCGGGAACACCGCTGCGGTTGTGGGTGTTGGCTTGTGCTTGACCAACTGGCGGATCACGGCTTCCCGCTCCGAGAGCTCGTTGAGCTCCGCTTGGACCAGCGGACACGACCAGTCGTGGCGTTCGATTCCTTCCCACCAGGTGGAGACACAGCAACTGGGGTCCAACGCGACCGGTGTCAGTGTTGGATCGTCAGCGAATAGGTCCAACGTGGGTTGGATGGTCACGGTGTCCCGCCTATCTCCCCGGCCAGTTCGGCGGCTGCGCTGTTCAGTGCGTCGGACACGCCGTTCCGGTAGCTTTCGCTGCCCATCGTTTGGTTGCTGGCGCGGTTGAGCCACCGCAGGCACAGTGCTTTGATCCGGTCGTGCAGTTCTGTGGCTTCCCGTGCGGTGGGGATTGGGAGTTGTCCCGTCATTCCGTCCACCTCCTGGACCCGATCTTGACGGCATGTTCACAGCAAACGCAACCACGCTGCGGTATGTCGTGGAGGCAGCAGTTGTCCATTTGGTCGCAGCAGGTGATTCCGGGGCGGTTCTGGAATGGGTGTTGAATCCAGGTGGCGCCGTCACCGGTGCGGTGTGGTGGTGCGTGTCGGGCGTCGACAACGCACCGCAGCACCGGCGGCTCCTCATCACCGACCTTGAGTCCTTGCATGGTTTCCTGGCATAGGCCACCGCCGGGCACGCCGAGCGCGGTCAGCAAAGCACCAGCCCGGTTGAGGAAATAGATCTGCCGGCGCCCGTCTAGGTGCCCCCACACCATGGAGTCGGTGTAGGCCATGGCTTCGGCCATCGCCTCCAGCGTCGGATACACGCGGGATGGCCGGTCGACTGCTGGTTCGGTGTCGGCTGGCGCTCTAGAGGTGCCCATACGCACCGACTGGATCACCACATCGATACCGACCGTGATGTTCTTGGGCTCAGCCACCGTTGGCCTCCAATAGCGTCGCGTCATAAACCGGCGGTACATCGGCCATCAGCTCAGCCCAATCGAACTTCCCGCGCAGCGCCTGGGTGACTGTCACATAACCACCGGACGTGTCGAGTCGTAACAAACGGCCGTCAAATATCAGTGCGTACTTCGGCACTGCCTTGACCCGGCGAACGAACTCCTCACCCAGCTCAGTGATCTGCCACCACCCGGCGCGGCCACCGTCCGGCCGCCGGATCGGTTCCTCCTCGATCAGGCCCCAGTACCGCAGCTTGGCGTGGTCACCGGCGATGTGGTTCAGGACCGTGGGCATGTGGAAGGGCTCCCTGCCGACCTTGCGGTACGCCCGGATCAGGCCGTGGGTCATCGCGGAGTTCAGTGGCCTCCGGTAGACCCTGGTCAGTTGGGTGCAGCACGGGCAGGTCGCGCCACCGTCTTGGGCTGCTTGGGTCAGCCAGTCCCTGACCTCCCCGAGGAGCGCGTAGTCGGAGAATTTGCGTTCACTCACCGTGGGCTCCCAGGACCTCGCGTAGGTCCTCAGCGGCTTGCTCCAGCGTGACCATCTCGGCCGGTGCGGTCCTGGTTTCGGGGCCGATGACCCGGTTGAGCCACCGGGACCGCAGCGCCCACAGGTTGTCTAGCAGCGCCTGGTATTGGGCGACGATTTGAGCCAGCGTCGGCCACGGGTCGTCGTCGGTGTCCTGGGCGGTAGGGGGTTCCTGGCCTTTGAGCCACGCTTCCATGACCAGGTCGTCCAGTCGGGTGCAGTCAGCGGTGTGGATGTTCACTGGTGCTCCGACACCGGGCAGCATCCCGATCCGCATCTGGCAGCACGGGATGTCGTCTGCCGGCGGCCCGTGCTTATCCACGGTGGACACCTCCTGGGTGGGTGGAGATGAAATCCACCAGCTCGCGCGGTAGCTGCGTCGGGGTTTGGGCCTCCATCAGCCGCACGACCGCGATCAGGGCCTGTTCGGTGGCCTGGAGGCGTCGCAGCAGCCCCAGACAGAACAACACCAGGCCGATGGCCAGCGCGGCAGCGGCGATGCTCGCGAGGAACAACAGGACCTCAGTCACGGTGGCGTGCCTCCACCATGCGCTGGATGACCCGGCTGCCCTCGACGATGTCCCCAGCGGTCGGCATGGTCAGTGGATCAATACCGGTCAGCACCGCTGACGCCAACCGTTTGGCGTCGTGCTCGGACCCCACGATCAGGACAACCGCTTGTGACGGTGCTGTCTCGCACGCGGCTGACACGATCATCTCCGCGCGGTCTTGCATCTCCGCTGGTGTCCGTTCCTCGCCGAGGCCGTGGGCGTGCATGGCCAGCAGCAGTGCTCTGGTCACCTCATCGCGCACCGTGTCTAGCTGGGCCTTCTGGGCCACCGTTGGGCTGGTGTTGTTCGTCGTCATCGTTTTTCCTCCGTGTCTTGTCTCGGTCCATGCCGTCTTTGATCCAGTCCCGGATCGCGTCCGCGCGGGTCATACCCCTGGCGATCGCCGCTTGGGTGACAGCGTCGAAGAACCCTGGGGTGACTCTGGCCACCAGCAGTGAGGTGCGTTTCGGCTGTCCGGGATCACGGCCGACCAGCGGTTCTAGATCATTCTCATCAGCCATGCCCGGACCGTATCACCCGTGTGTAACTTACGTTATACGGGTTCGGGTTCCACCAACACCTTGATCATGCGCGGGCCGACACCACGATGGATCGCACCGTCGCCCTCCAAGCTCTGCAACTGGTTGACCACCGAGCTGGTCGACACCAACCCCACCTCGGCACCGATCTCCCGCACCGAGGGAGGGAACCCCTTGCTGTCCCGGTAGGCGACGATGAACCGCAAGATCCGGGTCTTCATCGGTTCCTTGGCGGTCATGCCACCGCCAACGCGGCCAGCAGGTTCAGGGTGTCCCCCAGCACCGTGACGTCACGACCGTCACCGCAGCTGGTCGACACCCCCAGACGACGCCTCAGCGTGTTCTCAGCGATGTGCAGCGACCCCTTGAGGTAGCTCAGTGGGTGACCGACCCGCGCCAGCCCAGCGGACAGGTGCACGCTGGCTGGCAGCGCCATCTCCGTGCCAGGGAACCAGAACGATTCCTTCGCCGGGGGCGGTGTCTTGGAGTCCCCGACCGGCCAGTGGACCGCGTCAAGGACCTGGCCCTCCGGCCAGTACCGGATCAGCGCGTCGGTGGACACCGCCAGCGGGGAGCAGTCGCGGGGGGAGATCAACGCTTCCCCGTTCTTGTTCCCGTAGCACAGGTGGATGATCCACACCGTGCCGGCGGGTGCCATGGCGATGAACTCGCAGACCTGACGGAACAACCAGTCAGCGGCCTTGTCCCGCGCCCGGCCTTTCAACCGCGCGACCGCGTACGTCTCCGCCGGTAGCTCCAGGTGGATCACCGGGACGGTCC